CCAGGGCGCAGCACGCCCCAGAGCTCGAGGATCTGAATCGCTTCCGGGAGAGTTTTGACGCAGGCGTAGGGATGGCCGAGGCGCTCGCAGCGGGCGGCGAAGCCATGCTGCTCGTTCGACAGCCGGCCGCCTTTGGCCTTGAGCTCGAGCCAGCCGCACTGCCCCTCCTCGAGCATGATGCAGATGTCGGCCGTGCCGCGCCGGACGCCCTCTGCCTTCAGCCGCAGTCCGACATTGGCGTGGCGGAGCTCACCATTGGCAATCGCGAACCAGTGCAATTCGGGGCGGCCATTGACGTCCAGGTAGCCGATCAGCCGGACCTGGAACGAATGCTCTGGGCTCGCCCGCCTCATGGCTGCGCTCCCGGCTGCGGGGCAGGTTCCCGGTGCAGCCAGTCCATGACGGGCGCCGTGGCGGCGCCTGCATCGGTCTTGTCGAACACGGCCCAGCAGAATTCTTGCCGTCCCTTGCCGACCCTGCCGCCGGCCTGGATGTAGGCGCCTGGCGGCATCGAGGGGCGCGGCGTCAGCAGCCAGATCCGCACCAGGGGCAGCTGCTTCAGCCAGTGCGAGGCCACGATCCTGGCCAGCGGCAGCAGCGCCACCGTCTTAAGGCGCGAGCACGCCACCATGTGGGTGACGAACCGCTCGAGCTCGTCATACGGGGGGTTGGAGATGATGTTGTCGTGGACCCGGTTCCATTTGAGGAAATCGCTCGGCGTCAGCGTCGAATCCCAGCCGCGGTTGATGATGTCGCTGCCGGCGGCGTGCAGGCCGCGCTCGAGGGCGGAAATTACGATCGTGCCGAAGCCACAGGCCGGATCGTAGATGTGGCCGTCGAATCGCTCGACGTCGAACAGGCGCCGCGAGCACCAGGCCGGCTCGACGTAGTGCGAATGCTGTTCTTTCGGGAAAATGTGGGAGGCGCGCGGGCGTCCTTCGAGGAGGGTCATGCAGAAACCCTCGTCTTCGTTTTCGAAAGCTTCCGGTCATAGGCGGCAATGAACTTCAAGCATTCGCTGTGAAGCTCTTCGCGAAGCTCACGGCCGGCACGAAGCTCCGGGACCAGACAAGGATCGTTCGCAACAGAAAGGCCGAAGCGTGTCGGCGACATGCCGGTACGCCTTAGAAATTGCTCGACTTCCCGTAGGAAAAGACCTGTTCGCGACTGGGGCATGGCCCAATGTTGCGAGCGTCACGATACTGAAAACAAGTTTTTAAACTCTTGGCATTTCCCTTTGCGGGGCGCCTTCCGTGGCCTCTTCGCAAAGTAAGTTATGCGGATTTTTTATGGGCAACTGCAAAAAACGTTTGAGTGAAACTTTTAAAAGGCTTGCTTCGTAGTATGGTTGAACAAGGAGAATGCCAATGCTTGCGCATTTCCATCATCACTTTAAAGGTTCATCGATGGATAGCTCAACCGACCACATTCGTCTTCGTACCTTCGTGCGCGAGCGCATCGAAGCGCAAGGTTTGACGATGGCTGAAGTTTCAAAATCAATTGGTAGAAATCCTACTTACATTCAGCAATTCGTCAGCAAGGGCGTTCCTAAAGAATTCGACGAGGCGGATCGAAAGCTACTTGCGATCATCTTGCAGGTCGCTCCGTCGAAGCTCATGGGGCCGGGCCGTCCGCGAACATCCCGTACTTTTGATGAATCGATCAACAAACGAATTAACGAACTATGGCCACGACACGAAGGAGAGTTTACAGAGCTCCCCGTCTACCACGCGGTCAAAGAAGACAGTGGCGTTGTTGTAATGTCGAAGCGACCGAAGAGCAAAGCAGTCCCGCCCATGGGTGCGAACGCCTATTGTCTTTACGTCGCCGACGATTCGATGGCGCCAGAGCATTGCATCGGTTCGCTTGCCATTGTCGATCCAGATCTCGAACCAAGGATAGGAGCGACTTGCGTCTTCGTCGCGATCGGCGGACACAGCGAGATCAAGATCCGTCGCATTAAGGGTGAGACCGCCGACAGTTGGAAAGTTTTCGCTCACAACATCGCCGGCCGACACAAGGATGAGACCTTGCCCAAGGCACGCTACAATCGGCCGCACGTCACTTGCGGCAACTATTTCCGAACCGCGTAGCTCTCCACCAGGCTTCACTCAGGATTTGAATCGCCCCTGGAATGCAGAATTCCAGGTCTAGGCGATCGATGGACTATGCCTATTGACTGCCTACGGGGCGGTGTTAGCGTTGCTCTGGCTGCGAGGGGGCTTGAGCGCTGCAATCATCATCGGACAGGAGGCGGGTCCATGTCCAACGTCACCAACACTGCCCTACCCAACCCCTTTATTGACGCACCCATCAACACACTTTCGGAGCCGGTCGCGCGGGACATCTGCGAGGCGATCGAGGCGGAGCTCCAGGCCTGGTCTGAGAGCCGGCCACTGTTCCTTCGTCCAGGCTTTGCCAAACGCATTGACGATCTCCCCTACCAGCCGCGGCGAGGGTAACGAGCATGCTGGCCAATAACATGAACAACGAAACATATAAGATCGAACACAACGTCCCCTTTCCAGAAGACCGCGCTCGGAAAAACACGCGCTCGGCCGACTATCCGTTCGCCAAGTTGGCGATCGGCGATTCTTTTTTCGTGCCGTCGCGGCGGGCGTTCATCTCGCAGGATCGGCCGCTGTATGAAGCACTGCAATATGCGCGGCGGGTGACTAGCTTCCACCTCGAGTGGCGCCGCGAAAAGGGTGGCTATAGGATTTACCGACGACCGTAATGCCATCTCCCTACACCAGGCAACAGGTCAAGGCCCTCGAATTTTTCGAGCTCGAGGGCCGCGACCCTGCCCGCCTGATGTTGACCAGGGCGCCCGCCGCCAAGACCAGGAATTGGCTGATCAGCCGCCAATTGTTGGAGCATCAGCCGGTCGGCCAGTTCAATTTTCGGCGCTACCAGCTGACCCAACAAGGTCGTGAGGCCTTGATCTCTGTCAAACATCGGCCCCGCCGATCAACCAAAAAAAGCGCAGGCTAGCGCCAAGGGATTAGGCAAATGCCCATCACCATATCGTCAATCGCGATCGCCTTCGATGAGGAGACGAAACAACACCTCGAGCGCATCAGGAAGAACGCCCCCTCCTATCTGAACGAAGATGCGAAACAACTCTTTGCTCTGATCTCGGCGCTCTGTTCAGGTCGGAACATGGAGGAGCTCCTCAGCCTCCTGATGCCGATTGTTGCCGACATTGTGATGCAGGGCGTCGAGCGGATGGGCGGCGACAAGGACGCCAACTTCCTGCACCAGCTGAATCGGATCATTGCCTACATGACGCAGGTTCACGCGAACGACGACAGCGACGGCGGCGACAAAGGCACGCTTCAATGATGAACGGTCGCCCTGGCCCTGAGGTCGAGAGGGCATATGCAGTTTGTGCCAATTTCTGTGACGATCCACATTGCGGCCTGCATTTAATCGCTGAGCGCCACAATGGCGACGTGATTTGTGAGGTCGTGATGTCGCCAGAACAGACCCTCGCGCTCGTGAACCTGTGCAAAGAGCATCTTTACGAGAAGGCAACCAAAAGAGAGGCTTGAACTGGATCGGCAACAGAATAGGGTTTGTCCTATTTCCTACAACCACAAGGATAGGATGAGATGCCTAAGGAGATACCGACAGTCGAACGCTTCCGGGTCTTTCTCGAGGTGCCAGTCGAACACCTCGGGCCCGCGATGTCACAGTTGGCAAAAATGGAGCACGTCGTCGTCACCGGCCAGGAACTGGTCACGGAGATGCTGCGCTACAAAGGAAGAGTGCAACACGAGACGAGCACAGAGCAATGGTTTGTCGAGTGGATCAAGGACCACCCCACCTTCAAGATCAAAGAGGTGGTCAAGGCTGGCAAGGAGCTCGGCCGCACGCCTGCTTCGGTTTACACGGCGGCGCGGACGCTGGTCGAGAAGGATGTGCTTAAAAAGCTTGGTGACGGCGCCTACTCGCGCGCAGACGTCAAGGCGATCGAGGGCCCGACCAAAAAGAAGCGGAAGCCCGTAAAGGCGAAAACCTACGACAAGACAGGCGACGCCATCATCCTGGCGTACGCGAGCAAAAACCACGGAAAATTCAACGTCACCAAGTTGAAGGAGCTCTTCGATAAGGAGGGCCGTCCGACTGGGTCGGTCTATCCGTCCGTCGATAAGATCATCAAGCGTGGCCTCGCCAAGCGTGTTGGAGAGAGCGGCAGCGGGCAGTACGAACTGGTCAGAAAATCAAAGCCGAACAAGAAGACACCTCAAAAAACCTCGCCACTCAACGGTGCTGAGGCAACAACAATCACTGAAACTTCCAAGGAGGTCTGACTATGGCGCGCACGGGTGGGTGGCTAACGCGGTCTTACAATTTTATCGATAAGGATCCTGAGGTTGATGTGTTTAGAACACTCTACCAAAAAGAAAAACTGAAAGAGAGCGATTTGGCGGTCCTCGCCGGCCTGTCGGTGTCGACAGTCAAGCACATGATGGGTGGCGTCACGCGGCGGCCCCAGCATGCGACGTTCGCCAAGCTTGCCGGCGCGATGGGCTATAAATATGGCCTGCAGCGTGACGACACGCCCGACTACGGCAAGGAGATCCCGCGCGCTCGCGAAGAATTTGCGGAGCACAAGGAGCGCCTGCGCAAGAAGCGTGAGCGCGAGGCGAGGCGCACATCATGATGATTTTGATTGGCATTCTTTTGGGCGCGCTCTGCCTGGTGGCCTGGTTGATCGATGTTTTCTTTCCGTACACTGCCAAGCAGTGGGACCGGATGGAGCGCGATCGGATCCATCATGAGTGGCTGGTGAAGACTCGCCAGATCCCTCCCCCGCTGCCGCGAAAGCGAGGCCACGCATGAGCGCAACGCCAGGCTCGATCCTTCCTGGCGGCATCGTCTTGATGGACGAGCCGGCCAGCATCGGCCTCACCACCTTCAGCAACAATGGCGAGGTGCTGCTGACGTTCAACGCGCGGCCTGGCGGCAACTGCGGCCAGATCATTCTCGGGCTGACGCCCAACATGGCGCTGCAGCTGCGCCAGGCACTCGACAAATACGGGGACGTTTGCGCGCGCTGGATCGCCGAAGGCAAGGGCGGAGCGAGCTTTACGGAGAAGCCATGAGCGCGCGCGCCAAGCGCCATTTGATCCACGAGATGGAGCCGCTGCTGCTGGAGGCGGAGCGTGCCATCCTGATTGGTGATGCGATCGGGATGCTCAATACAACGCGTGCGCTGCTGCTGCTGGTGCGCGACTATCTAGACAAGGTGACGCCGGTAGAGATGCGCGACGCCCTCAACAATCCGACGGCCCTCCGCATCGCTCAAAGGCTGGGCGTTAACCCATGGCAGTACCGGCAATGAGCGGAGGTGATCATGGCCCTGGAAATTGTAAAGGTTCAGCTGCCCCTCAGTGATCCGACCCACCCTGCCCTGGTCTATGCCAGGGGCCGGCGTCACCTGACGCAGCAGCGCCTCGAGCCGTCGGCGCGCGCCGCGATGGGGCTGCACTTCAAGGCCTTTTTCGAGGCTGAGTATCACGACGGCGCCTGGATCCTGGGCGAGCGCGTCACCGATCGGGACTGGTGAGGCGCGATATGGCAACCAAAATCTATGTCGATATCGATGATCGCCGATTCATCGTGGTGCTCGACGAGGCCGGAGCCCCGGTGCGCGTCAAGGAGCGCAAGAAATACGGCAAGTATCCGATCGATGGCTGGTTCGATCAGACCTCCTGGACCGCCAGGCACCATCGTATGCCCAAGAAAGGCGTGATTTTGCGGGCGATCGAAGCGGCGCGGGAAGCCTTCAACAAGTCTCAGACACCCCGCAACAGCGCTGCCGCGGCCTCGCAGTAAACGTAAATGGTTGTGACCAATCATAGGCACATCGTGCCTATGTTGACCGTCCCGTTGAGATCGCATTCAATTCGGTCCATGAAATCGGGAGGGTACAATGGCAGCTGCGCGCTGGGACAACTTTAGACGGCCCGAATATATCGAGCGTTTGCGACTCACGCGTGAGGCGCTCGGCTACGAGCAGCAGAGGACGTTTGCCGAAGCGCTCGGCATCCCGTTCAAGCGCTGGAACAGCTACGAACGTGGCTACCCGATCCCGCGCGAGACGGCGTGGCTGCTCGAAAAAACGTTCGGCGTCTCGGTCGAATGGCTGTGGTGGGGCAAGGAAGGCAATATGCCGAAATCGCTGCTCAAGAAGATCCACAGCGCCAGGGTCAATTCTGCTGAACTACTAGAGGCCCTCGAGGAGGAGCGCAAGGCACGGTTGAGGGTCGATAAACTCAAGGCCAAGAAGCCAAGCTAAAGCGGCAGCGTCAAAAGAACCCGCCGCTTTAGGTCACATTCCGTGACAGCAGCGCCGCCGCGGCCTCACAATAGGCTGGCCAGTTGGTCTCGGTGAACTCGACGGTCGCGAATTCCAGATCCGGCTCGTAGCCCCGCCAGAGATGGAAGATCATGGCCTCGTGCTCGCGCTCGATGGCGCGGATCGCCCAGCCCTCGCCGCGCACACTGAGCCAGATGTGGTCGTCGTGTTGCTCACTCACTGCCGCCGTCGCCGTCGATGACCCGCAGTTGATCCGGCCGGTAGATGTGCAATGCGCCCTTGACCTGGTCGGCCGTGCATTCAACCACGACGCGGTCCTCGCCGGCAATATTGCGGAAATGCGCCACCACGATGCCGGGCCAGCGATAGCCTTCCTTTTTCTCGACGTGGTCGCCGAGATCCAATCGCGTCGCCACTGGCGCCTCCATTTAAGGTTGCAGTGAGGCAGGAAAATCCAGCCGCACCCTCCCTTCGCCAAGCCTCTTTGCGGCGCTGCCGCGCCGCTCTTCTTCGAAAAAGAGCCTGACGCGACTAGCGTCAGTCCGATATTGCTCTCTTCAGCCGGCCCAGAGCGGCCTCGAGCTCGGGGTCGATCGCGATCGGGACCGGTTTTTGCGCTGGCACCAAGGGAAAAGATTCTTGGCCTGCGGTTCCAGGCTTAATTTCGGACTTAGACCTTTGCACGTCGGGGACCGCCGCGAACTGGTAGGCATTGGAAGTCCGCAGCACCCGCGAGCGCTGGCCGTGCTGGCCCTGGCCGAACAGGTTTAGGACCGTCTCATAGACGCGCTTGATGCGATGGACCCAGGTCAGCAGGCCAGAGGCCTCGAGCGCTTTGATGGCCTCGTAGACCGTCGAGCGGGCGCAGCGGGCCTTATCCGCAATCGCCTCGTAGGATGGGAAGCACCAGCCGCTGTGGGCGTTGTGGAAGCCGTACAGGAGCGCCTCCAGGACCGCTACGTGCTTCGCCGTGAGCGCGCCATAGTGCTTGCGCTCCTCGGTTCGACGCATCAGCGCCCTCGCCTGGCGCATCAGGTTGGCTTTCTGGTGCCCGGTCATCGGGCGCGGTCGGCCGTAGCCGAATAGCTTCTCGCGTTTTGTCGTCATTGGTCCCCCGTGGGGGCCGCGCCACTCACCAGGCAAAGCTCCGCCGATCGGGAGAACGTCGTGTTTCCCGTTGACGTGTTCTGCGAGGTGTGGGAGAACCGGGGCTGTCAGGGGCTCCGGTTTTTTGGTTCTCCCCCACCATTTCAAAAGACCGCCCGGCAAGGCGGTCTTTTTCGTTTCAGGCGTGCCGTTGCGGCCCTGCTCTCCTTGCGAATCGAATGTACCGATTTATCAGATTCGCCGCAGTCCGGCGAAAGGCGATTGCCTATGCCTTTGTAAGACCTCACCCGTAAATCTGGCGTTAACGACTATGCTATAGCAGTGTCGCTGCTGACAGCGGTGTCACCGCTGTGCAGCTGCGTCACCGCTGTGTGGTGGTGTCATCGCTGAATGGCAGCGTCACTGCTCCATGGCAGCGTCACTGCTGACACTGCTGAAAGGCAGTGTCGACACTGTCAGCAGTGTCGGCAGCGTCACCACTACACGGCAGTGTCAGCATGGTCAGCATCGTCAACACTAAACAGCAATTGGGGAACCTTATGAAAACGATAGCCTTCGTGACGCAAAAGGGAGGGTCGGGCAAGACGACCTTGTCGGCGTCGATCGCCGTGGCCGCGACAGAAGCAGGTGAAAATGTCGTGGCGCTGGACCTGGATCCGCAGGGATCCCTGGCCCGCTGGGGCAGTCGGCGCGAGCTCGAGGCGCCCCTCATCGATCGCCTGGGCGACGATCGCTTGGCGCAGCTGCCGCAGATCCTGCAGGCGTTGAAGGCAAAAGGGTACACCCTGGTGATTCTCGATTTCCCTGGTCATCTGTCGACCGCCGGCAATCTGGCCCTCGAAAGCATCGACCTCGCGATGGTGCCGACCCGGCCGACGACGCTCGACCTCCAGGCCGCGATGCCGACCACCCAGACGCTAGCCCAATTCCAGAAGCCGTTTCTGTTCGTGCTGAGCCAGTGCCTGCCGGGCACCAAGGCCCGCGCCAACGAGGCCGCCGCCGGCCTGGCGAGCCTGGGTGTGCTTGCCGATTCGATGATCGTGCAGCGTATCGACCACCAGGACGCCCTGGCGGCCGGCAAGGGCGTGACCGAATTTGCCCCGTACGGAAAGGCCGCCGAAGAGATTCGCGCCCTGTGGGCCTCCATTAGCAAGGCCCTGGCGCCTCAGAAGGAGCTCGTCGCATGAAGCGTCCATCCCTGGCTGACGTCCTGAACGAACCCAGCATCCTGCCGGACCCGCAGCCGCCGCAGCAGCCAGTGCAACAGCAAGCGCAGCCGGCCAAGCCGGCCAAGCGACCGCAGATCGTCCGCAATCAGCCGCCGCAGCCATCGTCCGACATCGTGCGGACCTCGATCTACATCTCGCGCGAGTCGCACGAGCGGCTGCGCGAGATCGCGTTCGCAACACGGAGGAGGGTCCACAGCCTGATCGTCGAAGGCATCGACAAGGTCGTCGCCGATTACGGCCACTCCGAATCGGCGCGCGTCAAACTTGGCCCCAAGAGTTGGAAGCGACTGCGGGACGAGGGGTAGGCGTCAAACAGAACGGACCTCCCCAAAGGCTTATGCCCGCGGGGAGGGCCTTCTCGGACATGGAACCGAAAATAATTTTCATCTCAGCCGCGGCATGCCGCCATCGACGCCGATCAGACTGAGCAGCATAAAAATGACGATCAGCACGCCAACCGCAATGATCGCCACGCGGGCGATGCGGTGGAACGGCTCGGGGATCGGTACCTGATCGATCAGCCAGAGCAGCAGGCCGACGACCAGGCCAAGCACCACGATATAGATCACGAGATAGACGAGGCTCTGGATCATGGCGTCTCCTTTCTCGGTGCAAGACACCGCTCTGTGATTTGCGTCAGCAGCGCATCCTTGCGCTCGACCGCCTGCACGATCTCGCGCAAGCCGTAGAGACCGGCGAGCAAAAACAGCGCGTTGATGGTCACCAGTGACAGCGCCAGGGGCTCACTGCGCAGCGCCTCGATCAGCGTGCGCGAAAGTTGCCTGATCACTGCAGCCTCTCAAGCTTCTTACGGAAATCGCCGATCTCGATCGGCGGCACGCCTTCGAGCGAGCGGATGCGGTTCTCGTGCTCGAACAGCACCACGTCCTGCACCGGATCATCGACCGGCGGCGGTGCGGGCGGCACGTGAGGATCGGGCACGCCGCCATCGGCGAGCCAGGCGTCGTATGCGATCCGGTCGCGGTTGCCGGGATCGTTCGGGATGCTCGCCTGATCGGCGGTGCGGATCACGATATCGGTCGCGGTTAATCGATAGTCAGCCATCACATCCTCGCATCCGCGATCAGGGTCTCGCCGAAGGAATAGGCGTCACCTGCGGCAGCAGCGGTGAGCGACAGGCCGATCATATTGGCGTCAATCGGCCCGTAGGTGAGGCTCAGAACGTTGCTGCGGCCGCTGGTCGAGCCCGTCACTGTCGGCGCGGCGCGCATCGGCACCGGGAGATTGTAGGAAATGCCAAAAATCTGGTTGGCCGCCGCCGCAGCGAAACGCGCGAGCTGGAGCGCCTTGAAATAATAGCGCTGGCACAGCGCCAGCTCCTGATCGTAGGGACGCATGATGTGCGCCAAGCGATCATAGGTCGGACCTTCGCTACCGGCGACGACATGGAGCCCGGTGATGTGGATGGTGGCGCCGACAGCACCAGCAAAAAAATTCTGCGAGGTCGCGGGCGTACCCATAAAGCCGCCCGCCTGCCACACGCCGTTCACACCCTGCCACGATGACCCGGCGCCAAAGCTGAAGTTGATCAGCATGCCCGCGAGGTTGCCGATCTCCCACACGCCGGTCGTGTCGGGCGGCACGGTGACCTGACAAAAATTCCAGGCGGCAGCGCAGACAAAATCCTTGAGGAAGGTTCGGTTCGACGCATTGTTGCGGATGCCCATCGTGACCGTGCCAGCGACGCCGCAGTACAGCCAGAAGCTGATCGTCACCGGGACCGCATAGGTCGTACCCCAGCCGAGCTTCTTGCAGCGATAGCCCTCGATGCGCGTCTGCGCGAGGACGTAGTCGCCCGCCGCGAAGCCTGCCGGGATTACGGCCGTTGACTGCAGAGCCATCGTGGTGCCGGTCGGGCCAATGGCATATTGCGCGCCTTGCAAGCCGCCACCGGCACGCACGAAGCCGCCATACCATTGATCCGTGACGTAGGTGGCACCCGTCAGTGGCACCCAGGTTTGCGCATTCTGCTGGCTGACCTCGTTGTTGCCGTTGATCTGCAGGCCGTTGTACGCCATGGCGTCGAACGGCGCCGCGTAGATGTTCTGGCGCGCCTGGACCAGCTGCGGCCCCGTCAGCGCCTGGACCAAATCATAGTGCACGGTGCCGGCGGCCGCGCCCGATGCGGCGCTGTCGACATACTGCTTCGGCGCAGCCTCCAACGGGTTGGCCGGATTGCCCGGTAGCACCAGCACGCCGGTCATGGTGTCGCCGGCCTTGGCGACCTTGGTGTCGGCATATTGCTTGGTCGCCGCCTGCAGCGCGGTCGTGGGATCGCCGCTCAACGTCAGCAGGCCGGTCATGGTGTCGCCGGCCTTCTGCACGTAATCGCCGATCGCGAATGCGCTCCAGACGCCGCCGCTCATGATGCGGACATACTTCGCGTGCGCGGGATCGGTGAGGTCGCGCGCCTCGATCACCATGTTGCTGGCGTCGGCGGCGTAGCAGATGCCGGCGAAGGCATGGCCCGCGACCGGCGCGGCGGTGGCCGTCGTCGCGGCGTAGAACGAGCCCGGCACGAATGTGTCGCTGGAGAAATTGGTGATGACCTGCTTGGACTTTTCCGCCAGGAGATTTTGCAGCGCCTGGTCGGCCGACGACGCGCCGGTGCCGCCGGCAACGATTGGGCGCGGCAGGTTGAGATCCTGTTCGACGTCGGCGACATTGGCATTGTATTTCGCGCTGTCGATCGTGGTGTCGCTGACCGCGTCGGTGCCGACAGGACGATGATAGATGTTTGATCCGTCGCGCGGCATTATTGCTGCTCCTGGTAGAGGCGATTGCCGGTGGTGTTGTAGAGGAGCGCGTTCGCGACCGCGTCGCGCATGGCGCCGCCGGCCCCGAGATTGAGCGCATTGCGCGCGACGTCACCGCCGAGCCCAGCGCCAGGTCCGGGCACCATCGGGGCCATTGCAGCGCGCGAGGCGTATTCCGGCGACCGCGTGCGCAGCTGCTCGGCAAATCTCTCGGCCCCGGCCTGCGCCGCCCTGTTGCCGGCAGTGCGCAAAGCCCGACCGGTCAGCCCGAGCGCCAGGCCTCCGGCGGCGCCGGCCCAGGGATCACCGCCATAGAGGTAGGTGCCGAGCGCACCACCGGCGACACCGCCGCCACCCATGACAACGGCGCGGCCGAGGCCGCCGCCGCCGCCCAGCATGTTGCCGAGTTCGCGCAGATTGTTGGCGCGGGCCGAGCCGCGGATCAGTCCCTCGACGCCGGCCTGCTCGGGAGGGGTGAAGCCGCCGAATTCGTCTCGACGGGAGGCAGCCTGTAGATTTTGTCGGAGGCGATTTTCAAAGTTGAGCCCGCTATGGGTCGCGGCGGCATCGTTGAGAGTTTTGTCGACCTGGTTGGTGATGGTGTCGGAGCGGTAGGCGGCGCCGAAGTTTCCCTTGCCGCGCTGGTGGAGGAGGGCCGCAGCCGCCGCATCGCGCGCAGTCGTGCCTGAAGCCAGCGAAGCAGGGTCGGGCCGAGTGAGAATTCGTTCGACCTGCTTGCCCGCGATCGTGCCAGCTCGCTCATCAGTGGGTTTGCCGGCGGCGCCGGCCTCGTATAGCTCGCCGCGGAGGCTGGCGATTTCCCTGGGGCGCATGACGGCTTGCCAGGAGTTGGGGGCGCCTGAGACCTGGCCGGGGGCGGTGACGCTCCCAGGCGTAGGGCCGGCGGCGTTGAGGGCGTTGACATTGGCAATGTCGGTGCGGCCTTCGTCGGCCAGGCTGCCAAGTTTGTCGATCGTTCTGGGGGCATCTCGGCCATACTTGCTCCAGTTGGCGTTCGCCATGTTGTCCAGGTGATCGACAACGTAGCCAGTGTCATATGAGACTGGCAAGCGGTCGCGGGCCCGGTAATCGCGAGCGCCGAGTGTGCGCAGTTCATCCGACGTCGGCACGACCGCGGACGAGCGCGGCGTCACATTGGCCACCGCACCAAACGGCGCGCCGAACGCACCGCCGAGCACACCGCCGACCAGGGCGCGCTCGCCCATCTGGCTTGCCGTTGGCGCATTGCCGGCGCCCTGGATGGCGCCCAGCGTCGCGCCCTCAGCCCCGTAGCCGGCGATGCGCGCCAGGGCCGGCGTAACGCCTGTGCCAGCCCCGCCGAGACGGGCTGCCAGGCTGCCGCCAAAGCCACCGCGGACGCCGGCGAGCGCCCCGACAGTCTCCGCGACGTCGCCCAGCGTGCCTGTGTTTTCAACCGCGCCCGCGCTCGCCAGCTGCTCGCGCGCCCTGTTGTAGCGGTAGCCCTCGGCCGGATTGAGCGTCCCCTGACGGAGCATCTCGAATGGCGTCAGCGCGGCCGCCGCGGCGGTATCGCCCCAGCCCAGCGTGGCGCCGCGCACCAGGCGCCGGGTGTAGCCCTCCGTCAGCGGGGCATCACCGGTCTTGAGCAGCCGGTCGCGCTCGTCAATCGCGGCTTGCTGATACTTGTCCGGGACGGCCGGGCCGCCGGTGACGAGGCTCGACGGCGCCGGGGGTGCCGTGCGTTCGAACAGCGCGCGTGAGGGCGAGATGGTTTGCGGATTGAATTCGGCAAACGGGTCCGCGGCGGCGCCGCTCGTGAACACACCAGGCTGGGCGCTCGCCGGCGGTGCCGCTTGGACAGGTTGCGGATCGAATTCCGCCCAGGGATCGTCACTCATGGTCGCGTCCTTCCGATGCGGTCAGGCTGACCAGGGATACGGATCAGAAACGAAGTATTGGGCGGTAGCTGGCGCGCTTGCGCCGGATCGGTGACGACAATGCGGCCGCCCTCGGTCTGAGGCGGCAATGGCGGCGGCAGATCCACGCTGAACATTTTCTTGGCGGCGGTGTCGCCCGTGCCAAACATCGCCTCCAGGTTCTTGGTGTGCTCGTCGACCATGGCGCGCGAGGATTTGTTGATGATCGTCATCAATGCCCGAATGCTCTGCGGGTCGAGCGTGATGTCGCCGGCGGAGGCGCGCTGCGCAAATCGCAGTTCGCCCTCCGACAGCTGCGAGGTGCCCGATGTCGAGTGCAGGATATTGGCGACAACCGGCTGCATGGCGCTGCGGAATGTCTCGGTGTTGGCGATGAGGGAATGCTTGTCGACGATGCCCAGCGACGTGAACAGCTTGGCGACATCCAGCTTCTGATTGGCGCCGGTGCCGGTGATGATGCCCTTGTCGAAGGCGTCCATGGCGGCCTGCGCACCGGCGAGAGATTTCGCGGCCGACATCGCGTTTGCCTTGCTGGCGTTGAGTTGCTTGAACACCTCGTCCGGCGGCAGATTGCTGAACTGCGCACGCAGCGCGTTTGTCGCCGCGAGTTGCTTGACGTCCTCGACGCCCTTGCTGGCTTCGAGGCTGCGCGAGCCCTGGGTGGCGATCTGCTCCTGGCGCTTCGCAACCATGTCACGGTAGCCAGCGACGTCGGCGTCGTACTGGGCCGCATTTTGCTTGTCGATGTACTGCCGTTTGGCGGTCTCCTCTTGCAGGATCGGGGTGACCGCCTGCGCCACATACGGATTGCCGGGATGATCGATCAAGGCCTGCTGCGCTGCCTGCTCGCGCGCGGATTGCGGCGTCTGGGCCGGCGGCTTCGGCGGCGCCAGAGGCGGCATGACATAGGCATAGTCAGGCGCCGGCACCGGCGCGCGTCCGATCTGGGCCGGCGTCTGCGGCCCAGCCTGCGCGACCTGGACCGCCGGCGGCGCGCGCCGGATGCCGTTGCCGCCGTTCGCCGGGAAGCGGATGTCGGAGCCAGGCGGCACGTCACCAGGGCCGGCCAGCATGACCAGGTTACGGTTGAGGCCACCAGCTGCCGTTGTCGGCTGAGCTGACGGGGGCAGCGTTGCGCCCCCAGGCTGCGTAGGGTTTGCTTGCGGCCCTCCCTGGGCCGTGAGCGTCGCCGCGATGCGGTTGCGCGTGGCGTTCTGCGCGATGGGGTTCGGCATGCCGTAGTAGGCCATGATGCGCTGCGCGGCGTCCTGCGGCGCTGCGTTTGCCGGCACGTTGTTGACGCTCAGATTGCCCGCCGGTGCATTGCCGGTGCCAGTCAACATCCTGGCGGCGGTGACGGCGCCCTGCTGATGCGCCAGCGCCAGCTCTGAAGGCGTGGGGTCGCGCCCGAGCCGCGCCGACAGCACTTTCGCATTGTCATCGGTGAGTTTGTTGGCGGCGAGGATCGAGGCGTCGATGTCGGTGCGGCGGTCCTGGCCGTCGCCGACCAGGCCGTACTGCTGGCCGGTCGAGCGGGTGAACTGGAATGGACCGCTCGCGCCGGTCGGCGACACCTCGTTCGGCGACTGCGCCTCGTGCGAGGCGAGATGGCCGAGATAGGCGCGGCGCATGGGATCTGGCACCAGGCGGGTCAACGCGGCCTGCAGATAGGCCGGCGGCGGTTTGAAGCCGGAGACATCAGCTGTGGGCGCCGCCTGCGCAGGCGCTGGCGTGGCGTCTGCAGTGGGCGGCGGCGCCACCGGCGCGCCAGGGTTGGCATCGTCGGGGCCCTGGAACGAGAGCGACTGCCCGCGTGGGAAGGCGGCATTGAACCGCTGATCGAAGGTCGCCGGCGCGTCCGGGTTCACCGGTGCGGCGGTTTGCGCCGGGACGGCCGGCGGCGTGATTGCCTGCTCGATTGCCTTCACCGCAGGCGCCTCTTCCGTCTTGTCCTCGGGAGGCGCGTAGGACGTGGGCGCGACCGCTGGCGCGCTGGAGACATTGGTGGCGACGCCCTTGGCGGCCTGCTGGGCGGCGACGTCCCCGCGTTCGAGCATGCGCGCCATGCCGATGTCGCCGAGACTGTCGCCGATCGCGCTGAGGCCTTCGCCGAGCGTCTTCGGGAAGGGGCGTTTCGACTGCATCATCTGCAACGCGATGCGCTGGCGCAGCTGCTGGTTGACGTTGGGATCGTTGCCCCAGAAAAAACTGGGCAACGCGTCGAGCGGATTTGTTGCCATTTACGCGGCCCTCAAAATGTTGCCCATCACGCGCGCCTGGTCGATGTATTTGGTGCCGTCGATGTTGCGCACCGCGCGCGGGTCGATGCGCTCGACGTCCTGCGCCATCGGGCCGATGTGCTGAACGCTCGCCGGATCTTGCTTGTAGCTGTAGCTGTAGATCGGCAGCTCGGACCTCTCGTCGCGGTCGACGTCGTCGACGCCGCCGGTCGAGAACACGGTGCCGATGCGCGCGATGTTGTCCTTTTCGCGCTCGTCGGACAGTTTCAGCGCGCCGGCGCCGAGCCCCAGGATGCCGCCCATCAGCGAATTGTAGTTGGCGCTCTGCTGCTGGTAGGCCTGCATCTGCTGCGCGTAGCTGTTGTTGATCAGGCCGGCGACATCGGTGGTCGGGATCTGCGCGCCGGGCGTGTTGACGAAATTTGGCTGCTGGACCTGCGAGCCCGACATCAGCGAGGTGATCTCGTTGATCGGCTGATTGCGCTGCGCGTACTGCTCCTGCATGTACTGATTGCGCGCGGCCTGGGCCGCATTGAAGGCGGCCTGCTGCTGCTGCTGCTGCTGCGCCAGGCCAGCATTGCCAAAGGTCGCGAGCGCCGAGTTCTGTTGATATTGCTGCGCCTGGGCCGTGTTGGCGAAGCCGGCCTCGCCGAGCTGCTGCTGGTAGCCCTGCTGCTGCGCGGCGTTCTGGAAGGCGGCCTGCTGGGCGGCCTCCTGGTCCATGCGCTGCTGTTCCTGGCCGGCCTGCTGGATCGCGCCCCAGCGCGCATCGTTGGCCGACTGATTGTAGGTCAGCATCGCGTTGTTGTAGGCGTCGGAGCCGTAGCGGATGCCCTGGTCGGCGAGCTGCTGCTGCAAGGCCTGCTGCTGGATCTGCAGCTGCGGGTTCATCCGCGCCATCAGCGCGTCCTGCACGTTCTGCCGATCGGCGGAGTAGTCGTTGGCGCCGCCATAGCTCTGGGTGATGGCGCCGACCGGGCCGATCGAGGACTGGATCGGGCCGCCGGTGTCGTAGCTGGTCGCAGCCGCCGGGATGCTCGCAATCTGCGACGCCGAGCCGGCCGCCGGCGCGCCGCTCAGATCCATGGTGTTGGAGAGCAGCCCCGCGATCTTGCTGGATTGCGCGTTGGCCATGCCGGCCAGATTGTATTGCGCGGCCAGGTCTTGGCCCTGGATCGCCTGGCCCTGCGGCGTCAGCGTCTGCGTCGCGGTAAACCGCGGGACCGTGTAGCTCGACCCGGTGGTCGGATCGGTCCAGGAGTAACTGCCGGTCTGATTGTAGTCGAGCGAGCCGGTCGGCGTGACCTGGTTGGTGTTGTTCAGGAATGCATTGGCGATCCCCGTCGACACGTTGGTGCCCGTGGCGTAGTTCGCGGTCGCGATCGGGTTCGGAGGCGTCGGTGCGTCGGGCTTGCCCATCTCGCTCGCTCCTCAATAGCCCTGCTGTGGCGGCGGCATCGCGCCTGGCGGCATGCCCGGCGGCATCGGGGGCATGCCCTGCGGCATTCCAGGCGCGCCACCAGGTGCACCAGGCATCGTCTGCTGCGGCGGCACGCCAGGCGACAGCGGCATCGATGGCGGCGGCATCGCCGGCGACGGTGCGCCCAGCGGCGGTGAGCCCGGCGGCGGCATCTGCGGCATTTGCATTTGCACGTTCGGCGGCGGCATTTGCGTCATCTGCTGCGGCGACATCATCGGCGGCATCATCGGCCGCGGCTGCGGGTTCGCGATGTTCATCATCGCCTGGGTGATGTTGTTGCGCTGGGTGTTGATGGCGGGGGACAGCATCACGCGGCCTCTTCGATTTGCGCGGGCTCAAGGTGGTGCTTGAGCCGCTTGTTGAACTTGTTGTTTTCCCAGGCCTCGCGCGTCAGCAGGCAGACGACGCCATCGCGATCGCGCCCGAACAGGCGCGGGATCGTGATCAGGCCGTAGCCGTAGCGCGACAGGACGTAGAGCAGGCGCTCGTCGTCGGCCGGCGTGCGCTGCACCACCATCTGGCAGCCGCACTGATGGAATGGATACTGAAACATGCGCGCGAGCGTGCCGCGCGTCAGCCATTGCCGGCCCGGCAGCGCGGCGCCGGAGATCTCGATCAGCTCGGCCTCGGGGTCATAATTGTGGTAGACGATGCCGGCGATCAGCAGGCCATCCTGGTCGAGCACGCCGATGGCTTTCGCGGTCGGCGCAAATCCTCTCCGGCAATGCGGGATCAGCGTCGCGACGAAATGCGCGACGGTTTCGTCATGGCCATAGAGATAGTCGAGCATCATCACCACCCGCCATCGCCGCCGTCACCACCATCGCCACTGCCATCGCCACCGCCGCCGGTGTCACCGGTGTCGCTGCTGCTCGCGGCCGCGGCGTCCGCCGCTGCTGCGTCGGCCGCGGCCGCGGCTGCTGCTGCGTCGCTGGCGCTACCAATGCCGGTGCCTCCAATACCGCTGGCGTCGCCGCTGACGCCGGCAATGCCGGTGGCATCCGCGCCGAAGCCGTCATTCGTGCCGGCGCCAGGTGCGCCGACCGTGCCGGTGCCAGCGCTCGCGGGGCCAGCACCAGGGCCGGGGCCAGGTGCGCCGAAGCCGCCGATCGCGCCGACGCCCATGCCGAGCCCACCGACGTCGCTGTCCGCGGTCGCGCCGAAGCCAGGGTCGCCGAACGTCGCAGCCACGGCGGCCGCGGTGTCCTCGGCCTGCTGCGCCGGCGCCGGCGTCGCCATGTTGTTGGCGAGGTTGGTCGTATTCGGCGCGTTGTTGGCGATCGCCGCGATCGCCGCCGCCATCTCGGCCGGGCTCGGTGCGGGCGTCGCCACGTTGGGGGCCGATGGCGGTGCCGGTGCGGCCGGTGCGGCCGGCGAACTTGGCGAGAACCCGAAGCCCATCTGGCCCAGGCCGTTGGGCGCCGCGCCGGAGACCGCTGCCGCATTTCCGAAACCTGGAGGACCAGGCGCAGCCGCGCCGGGCGCGCCGAGCGTTCCGACCGCTGTCGTCGCCGCCCCGTAGCCCATGTCCTGGCCTGGGTTGCTGTTGTCGAAGCCGCCAAAGTTGGCCGCCATGCCTGGCGAAATGCCGTTGACGCCTGACGCCATCCCGGATGCGGCCGCCGCGGCTGCCGCGGCATCGGCAGCTGGCGAGGCTGATGGGGCACCTACGTCCGCTACCGCGGCGGCTGGCGCAACGGACGGAGAGGTCGGTGCAGCTGGTGCCGCCGCCGGATCTGCCAAACTCGTGGTGGTGGTGGTGACGCCATGCGCGGGCGTACCGTCAGGGTTCATGAACCCTTCGTCAATCGCCTGCTGATTGGCCGCCGCGAGCGCAGCAGCGTCCTCTGCCGCAGTCGGCTCGCCTTTCGAGGTGGACGGCGCGGCAGGCGCGCTGGTGCTGCTTCCAGGCGAACTGGTTGCGCCTGGTGCACCGCTGTCGGCGGGACTGTCGGTGCTGCCGACGTCGCCGATGCCGCCGATGCCGCTGTCACCGCCGGGGCCGCCGACGCCGGCACCGTTGACCATCATTTGCGCCGTGATGGCGTCGCGCAGCTGGTCCATCGGCGACTTCGGCGTCGGGGCAGGCTGCTGCCAGGTGTCCACCGGCCTGGTCTTGAGATGCGCGGCGTTCCAGCGCGCCACAGCAGCCTCGGAGACCGGGTCGCCATGAATGTAGGCCGGTGCGAACATGCCGCCCATGGCGCCGACATCGTCATAGCTTGCCATCGCTCGCGTCCTCACACGTTGATGCCGCACCGCTCAAAGGTTGCCGCGATCGAGATCAGGTCGACGACCGGTTTGGCCTGCTGAGCCACCGTCACCTGGACCACGGGGGCGAGCGAATAGCCGGTCACGCCGATCGAGACCCAGCCGGTGTTGCGCACCACCGGCGTCGAGATCGAAGCCTGGTCCCACTGCGCATATTGGGCGCGGTCTGCCGGCGACGGGACCGGCGGCGGCGGCGGTCCCTGGTCCGGGCCCCACAGCCCCTCATCCCAAACGTCGGGCGTGCCGGGGTCGGGGCCGGCCGGCGGCGGTGCCGGGATGGTGACGACATAGTCGGCCGTTGCCGACAATTGCGGAGCGAACGGCTGGCCCTGCGAGGCGGAGAAAGAGGCGCGCGCCTGGTGCCAGGTGATGGTCTGCGACGGCGCCTGAAACATCTCCCAGCCGCCGACCAGGGTGGCGACATAGGGCTGGCCGTCGTCATAGCCGGTGCGGTCGGCCTGCATGACGATGCCGCCCTGGGTGCCGAAGAACATGTCGTCGCGCAGCCGCATCCAGCAGGTCGCGTCGTAGCCGACGAAGCGGCACCAGGCGCCGGTCGCGGCGTTGACGACGGCGCAATAGCCGGGCGTGCTGCCGGGCCAGGTCACGAAGATGCCGCCGTAGGACTCCCAATTGTGCAGGGTCCAGGGCCACTGGGTTTTGGCGTTGACCTCGTCGCGCCACATCGGCTTGATCGTGCGCGTGATGGCAGCGAGTTCGAGTTCTTCCGACGATTTGGTGATCGAGGCGCTGGTCGGGATGATGCCCTGCGTCGTCGCGATCAGGAGATCGCCGCCGAGCGGCAGCCAGGCGTTCATGCCCATTGGCGGCGCGATCGAGTAGCGGCCCTCCTGGCTCCAGTTCGCTGCGTTCGACGGATCGCCGCCGGTGAAAATCAGCAGCTCGCCGAGATCGGTGCAGAACACCAGCTTGTCGTCGATGCCGTCGCCGGCGTCGATCGACCAGGACGCGCAGAACAGCAGCTTGCCGCCCTTGGTCGCCGCGCCCGACAGCGGGATCATCGCCAGCGTGCCCTGGATCGCGTTGAGCGGCAGGTACCAGGCATTCATCGAGGAGGCCTCGATGAAGAACCAGCGATTGCGATATTTGGTGACGTAGGTGAGGTTTTTGCCGTTGACGACATTGCTGCCGGCGGGCCCGTTGATCTGGCCGGCGTTCAGCTGGGTCCAGGTGGTGCCGTCAAAGCGCAGCGGGTAATCGCCGGCGTCGTTGAGCGCGAGCAGAAAATCGCCGCCCTGGTTGGCGAGCTGCGAGGCGCAATAATTGCCGGAGGCCTGGCCGCCTTGCACCAGCACCGGCGCCGACGTGGTGACGTTGTAGAGTTTGGTGGCGTTGGCGGCGAACATGCTCTGATTGTTGCCGCTGGCATAGCGGAAGCCGGAGAGCACCGGCGTGGTCTCGGGCAGCACGCACCAGCGGTCGCAGCCGCCGCGCAACGACACCCCGCTCAGCGTCGGCTTCCAATTGTCGCAGACCACCGCAGCGCCGGGCTGCATGAAGGTCAGGTTTTCGTCCTGGATGATGCCGCGGGTCGGCGCCGGAATGGTGGTGGTTTCGAGCTGCTGCGCCGCCTGGGCCGGGACTGCAGTGCGCCTGAAGCCTTGGTACATGGCGCGCCCTCAAGGTGTCGGCAGCGGGAACGGGTACGCGACGCGCGCGGCCAGCGCGGCCGTCTTGCGCCCGATCAGGATCGGGGCCGGGCTGTCGTGCCCCATCGCAACCGACAGCGCGTCGCCGTAGGTCGAGAGGTCTTCGTTGTAGGGCGAGCCCTTCTGCGCCTTCCACTGCCAGATCATGCCGAGTTTCAGCAGCCGCTCGTCGAGCGCGAAGCTATCGCCATCGGCCTGGAATGCGGCGCCCATGCCGCCGCTCGCCAGCTTGATGCAATTGCTGGTCAAATAGGCGTAGGTCACCGTCAGGCCGGTCGCCAGCGTCGGCGCGATGTTGAGCTGGCCGCCGAGCATGGTCCATTCGCCCCAGGCGTCGTAGATGTTGAGCGCGCGGCGGTTGATCCATTCGTCGGTGTCGGGGATGAACCGCATCGGCGTCAGCGCCGACGTCGAGCGCCAGATGTTGCTGGTCAGCAGCAGCCGCTTGTAATCGGCCGGCAGCGGAAACGCGGTCGTGGTGCCGTCGCCATTGTTGACCTTGACCGAACGCAGCAGCTGCCAGTCACGGGTGTCGTAGGCGATGCGCTGCGCCATCTCGGTGGCGAGCGCCAGCAGCTCCTGCATGGTGCGGTTGTTGCTGAGGTTGGAGAACACGCTGGTCGGCACCATGACGCCGATCACCGGGCAGACGTTCTGGATCACCGACAACAGCGTCATGCCGCATCCTTTCAGGCCGCCTTGTCCGGGCGCGCCTCCATGGCCATGCGCAGCAGCGACTTGCGCGGCAGCGTGCCGTGCGGCTTGCCGCCGGTGTTGGCGGTGACGTAGTCGCGCAGCTGCTCGTCGCTCATGTCCTCGAATTCTTTCTCGGCGCGCGCCTTGGCGCTGCGCAGCGAGACCACGTCTTCCTCAAGCACCGCATTACGCGCGCGCAGCACCTCCAGCTCGGCCGCGAGCTGCAGGTTGGGCGCGGTGGTCTTGCTCTCCTCGATGAATTCGATCGCCTTGTTCTTGAATTCGCGGCCGCCAGGGCCAAGGTTCTTCAGCTCAGCGCCGTCGATCGCGGCGAGCTGCTCGACCGTGTAGACGTTCTGCGCGCGCAGCTCGGCGCGGCGGCCCTCGGTCAGGAACGGCGCATGTTCGAGCGGCGTGCCGGTCTTGGTCTGGGCCGCGGCTGCCTTGAATTGCCGGTACTGATGCGAGAAGCGCTCGGCGTAGCTGACCTTGCGCTGGTCGCCGGTCATCGGGTCGGTCTCCCAGCGCGTGAACGCGGTGGCCGGAAACACCTTGACGTCCTTGGAGCCAGGCGCGCGGACTTCGCAGACCTCGACGTCGTCGAAGATCGGGCGGCCCTCGGCCAGGGTCTTGGCCTGGTTCTGCATCGGCAGATATTTGAAGATCACCACCAGCACATCGTCGGGATCGCGCATTGCCATCATCGTCACTCCGAAATTGAAAAGGCCGGGGCGCTTGCAGTCGCCCCTACAGTTTGAAGCACGTCAGTTCGTGCTCGGCCCTCAAGCCGTGGTCGTCTCAGGCCGCCGGGTTGCTGTCGTACATCCGCCAGTTGAACAGCGGATTGGTCATGGTCAGCTCGCCCATCCAGCCGATGAATTGCGCGATCGCGTCCTTGTCGATCGGCATCTGGCCGTCGCCCTCGAACAGCTTGTCGAAATTGCGGTTCGCGTGGTAGCGCAGCCGCATCGTGTCGGTGTTGATGCCGAAGGTGGTGTTGGCCGGCATGTTGCTACCGATGCCGCCGTCGAGCACGATCTCGGCGCGCTTGCCGCCGCCGATATATTCCAGCGCGGAGAAGCCGAGCTGGCCGAGCGAGGTCTCGTTCTGCTGGCGCTGGATCGCCACCGTGGCGGCGTCGTAGGCCGCATAATGCTCCGGGCTCATCATCAGCAGATCGGCGTAGTCGCGGCCGCGCGATTGCCGTGTCATCACGTAGTTGAGCATCGGCCGGATCGTGGTCGACGTCACCTGGGTGCCGAACGGGGTCAGCGAGATGGCGCCGGCGGCGCCGCTCGGGTCGAAGCAGGCCGGCCGCCAGATCGTTGCGGTGGCGCGATCGATGCCGCCATAGACGCCGGTGTTGGGCAGGATCGGCAGCGCGGTGGCGAGCCCGGTGATCTGCTTGTTGGCATTGGCGGTGCCGTCCGAGTACAGGCCGGCGTCCATGGTGTCGGACAGCGCCTTCTCGGCGGCGGAGATGTAGGTGTCGTAAACGTCGAGCAGCTGCGCCTGGCCCTCGTTGTTGAGGATTTCCTGCATCGACAGGATCACCGGCACGACCACCATCTTCGGATCGAAGAAGGCGTCGTTGAACAGATCGATCGCCGGGTTGAGCAGCTGGTCGTAGCCGGAATACCACTGCGCGCTCGACTTGCCGATCTGCAGGGTCTGGCGGATCTTGGGACCGGAGTAGGTCTGCCACAGACCCTTGCGCTTCATCACGGCCAACAGGGCGTTGGCATTGGAGACCAGATCCTGGTAGCCGGTTGAACGATCCTCGATCGCCATCGACAGGATCTGCTGATAGGCAGCATTACTGGTGACGTTGGGCATGATTGCCTCTCCACATCGGTGTTGGGTTCAGACGTCAGTAGCTGCCGTTGACGCGACGGATGGCGTTCGCGACAGCCTCACGCGGAGACCTGGAGGCCTCCTTCGGTGGGCGATGCGCGGCTCCATTGGAGGCAGCGCCAGGCGCACCTGAGATTGACTTGTCGGATGGTCGGGTCTGAGCCGATGCGGTGCGGGTCTGAGCCGCGTGCGTGGTCGGGCGGAGCAGCTCCGCGCGCCGGTAGGCGGTTTCGAGATCGAAGCCGAACTTGAGTTCGTTCTCGATCAGGTCGCCGAGTTCATCAAACCGCGGGTGGCTGTCGGCGAACTGGTCGACGGCCGATCGCGTGTAGGTGAATTGCTGCGCAGTATGCATCTGGTTGAGGGCCTGTTTCAAGCCCGCGACCTCCTGATGCAGCGCGCCGATCTGGTGCTGGGCCGCCTGCTGGTTATTGCCCTGCTGGATCGCGCGCAGCTGGTCCGGCGACTGCGACAGCACATGGTAGGCGATGTCGCGCAGGCCGAGCCGCTGGCCGTCCGCCGTCTTCAAATTGAGATTGTGCACGATCAGGTCGAGGCCGCCGACCGGGTCGGCGCGCAGCTTCTGCTCCATGCTGACATAGTTGGTGAGCGCGCGCTCCAGCGTGGTGCCGTGGCTCTGCGCCATCTCGTGGAAGCGCTTGATCGGCTGCATCGCCTCGGCGTCGGCCTTGTAATACTGGTAGGCGCGGCCGAATTCCTGCTGGATGCGGTGGATGTTGCCGCGCACGCTCTCCGGTGTCGCGGGCCAGTCCGCTTTCGCGTTTTCGTCCATCCGCACCGGTGGATCGCGGAACGGCGCATTGGCCGGCAACGGTGGCGGCGCCGGGCGGCGCTGCTGCTGCCCAGGTTGGGGAGCAGGGCGGGCCTGCCCCGACACCTGGTCGCCCTGGGGATTGCGCGGCGCAAACCGGCCCTGGTCGCGCGGCTGCGCCTGGTTGTCGCCGGCCGGCGCCGTGGTCGGGCGCCGTCGCAAATCGATCTTGTCCTCGGGGGGTGGGTTGTTGTGCCCTGGCTTGGCCTCTGCCGGCTTGGGCGCGGGCTTGGCAGCGCGCCGGTCGGCCTGGGGCGGTGGTTGCGAGGCGCGCTCGAACGCCCGCTGGATGGACTCCCTGCGGCTTTCTGGGCGGTGTCTGCTGCCCTCGACATCGCCGACCGGGGCCTCCGGCGCCTGGGAGCCGACCGGGGTCGGCGCGGCGACCGGGTTCTGGGTGATCGGGACTTCGCTGGCGGGCGCAGCGGCGGGCGCGCCGCCCTGGGGGGCGACGGTGGTGTCGGTCATGATTGTCTCCGGGGTTATCGGGGCCTGTGGCCCGCCTTGAACTTCTCGATCGCGCCCTTGATGCTGGCGCGGCGCGCGTCTTTTTCGGCGCGGGTCTCGACGCCGCGCGGCTTCGGCGTCAGCTTCTCGGTGCCGATCTCGACCAGGCCGAGCGCGCGGCCGACGCTGCGAAACTGCCGCTTGCTGGTGTAGAATTTGCCGTCGACCTGTTCAGTCGGCGGCATGCTGTCGGAGATGATGTTGGGCAGCGCCAGCTCCGATCGCACCGGCCGCGGCCGTGGCCGATCGATGCGCCAGCGCCCTGGCTCGAATTCAACCAGCTTCATCGCTCTGCTTCACCGGCTTCACTGAACGAGCGCGCAGCGGCGGCGTGACGTAGAGCACCGGCGTGCCGCCGCTCGCGACCTTGGTGACAGCGACGCCGGTGGCCGCCTCGCTCACCGGGATGCCGGCCTTGAACGTGGCGCCCACGTCGGCCGCGACGTCGACCACCGGCAGGCCGCCGCTGGCCACCGTGACAACGGACATGCCCATCAGCGTTTCGCCTTGCTGCGCTTGTGCGACAGCGTCTTGGTCGGGGTGCCGCGGTGGTGGGTCTCGTGGGTCGGGGTGTAGGCGTCGCCGTCCTCGATCGCCTCGTCGATCTCGTCTTCGAGGTCGTCGGGGTCGGCATCGTGATGGGCAGCCGCGGTTGCGCCCGCGTCGGTGAAGGTGAAGTCGACCGCGTTCGACATCATCTCGGCATTGTGCACCTGGCACTGCACCGTGGCCGGCGCCTGCCACAGCGACGGCTTGACGAGCGTCGAGACCGTGCGATCGGCCTCGTCGAAACTGGTCGGCTCATCATGGCCGGCAAAGAAGATCACGGTGCCGGCGAAGAAATTGTCGCCCGCGACGACCAGGGTGAAATCGGCATCGCCGATCGCGGCGGTGTCGGGCGTGATCGTGGAGATCACCGGCGCCGGCAGCGGCGGCACTTCCGGCGGCTCGTTGATCGACGGCGGGGTGTGCGAGACCAGGCGCGAGTGGCCTGGCTCGTTGATGCTCTCGATGCTCATCGCAATCTCCGTCAGGTGATCGTCCAGGTCTGCGGCGCGGTGATGACGGCGCCGCCGGTGATGACGGCCACCGCGGGCGTACCGGCGGCGGCGGGCGGCGTCGCCAGGCAGGTCAGTGAGGTCGACGACACGAACGTGGTCGCCTGCTTGACGCCGCCGATGGTGATCGCCGACTGCTTGGTGAAGCCGGTGCCGGTCGCGGTCATGGTGATGGCGGCGGTGCCGTGCACGCTGGTGGTCGGCGCGATCGAGGTCAGCGTCGGATTGGTCGCCGGCGACAGCGAGGAGGCGTGGTTCTGGTTCGGGTTGGGCGAATAGGCCGGCCCGCAGCTGTCGGTGAGCAGCGGGCCGTTCGGCAGGTAGATCGACGAGGAGTAGGTCTGCGTCACCAGCACCTCGTTGCCTTTGCCCTCGGCATCGACACTGGTGCCGGCGCCGGCGGCCGCGGTCTTGGCCGCGAACACGTTGTAGTTCGAGCCGGGCGAGACCCAGCCGTCATCGACCGCGGCCTGGGCCGGATCGAGCGGCGGCGTGGCGCCGACGCAGGACAAATTGGTGGGCGGGGTCGGGTTCTCGGGGGTCACGGTCGTCGCGCTCTGGGCCATTGCAGTCTCCTCGGTTGATCGGATAAAGTCTCAATTCGGACTGGTCAGGAAAATCACGGAAAGCGGCAGATGAGCCTCCCCCACGCGAACTACGTCGAAATCGATGACACCGACCCGGAGCACACCCATCTGTGGGTCACCGTCAACGCCGCCGATGGCAGCGTGATCGAGATCATCGAGCAGTATCCCCTCGACAATCGCGTCGGAGCCGCTGCGATGGCGCGTCGCCTGGCCGGTCTGCTCAGCCTGCCGCTCAAGCAGCGCAACAGCGCCGATCGCGACGCCGAACTCATTTCTGCTGCTCCAGATAACGCATGATGCCGTCCAGCCATTGCTGGTTGGTCTCCTGATGCTTGACGTCGCCGGCGAGCGAGGTCGCCAGCTTGTCGAACCGCGTTGTCGGATAGCGCTGGGCGTAATGCGCCGCCAGGTCGGGGAACATGACGTCGAACGGCACCGACGTTCCCAGGCCGCCGGTATAAGTACCTCCCAGGCCCGTTGAGTAGGTCGGATGCAGGCTTGGCCCGGTTATGCCGGTGGGGTGCGCCCGCGCGATCGACAGCCCGGCATCGCCGAGACCGACGTCCATCAGGCGCGGGTCGATGATGGCGTGGCGCGTCTCGCCGACGTTCGGGAAGCCCAGCTTGCTGAATTCCGCATTGTCCATCAGCTTGGCAAAACGGTCGCGCACCACGCCGGGCTGATCGCGCAGCCATTGCTGCAGATCAGGCGAGCGCACGTCGGGGAAGTTCGGCACCGGGCCAAACGACTTGTTGCCCTCGATCATGCGCTTGTTGAATTCGGCCGCCGCCTTTTCTGAGATCGGCGAGGTCTTCAGCTGCTGCGCCAGCGCGTCGGAGGCAAAGGTCGAGAAATCCACCGCGCGCGGCCCCATCGCCGAATAGACCAGCTCGACCGGCTTGCCGGTTTTCTCGGCGATGTTGCGGACGTTGCCGGCAAGGCCTGTAATGTTGCCTTGCTTCGAGGCCCAGATGTGTTCGGGGTCTTGCGACATAAAGCCGTGGCCGCCATAGAGGTCGACCCATTGCGGCAGCGCGACGTCACCGATCTTGGTGACCGCATAGCCGGCGCCGGTGCGGTCGCCGAGCACCGGGACCAGCGCGGAGCCCTGCAGATCTTCCGGCGAGATCAACCGCTCCGGAGACGCGCGCGGATTGAGTACCGCCTGCTCGCGTGGCACCTCCGACAGTGGCCGCGCCAGCTTGATGTCGGACACGCCATGCCACAAGCGGGGATCACGCACGATGCGTCCCATGCCGGCCTCGACATTGTCCGACGACAGCGGGATGCTGGCGGCGAGCGAGCCCATCTTCCAGGGCAGCGAGGCGCCCATCGTGGCCCCTGTCAGCGCCAAGTCGACTGGATCTGATGGCGCCACCTTGTCGATCAGCGACGTCATTTCGGCCGCGCGCTTCGGCGCAACAAAGGCTTCCTCCTGCGGGGTGCCGACGCCGAACGGCACGCGATCGGGCGCGATCATCTGTTCGAGCGGATCGGCCTGTTTCGGCCGCGCGTTCGGGTTCGGCCACATCGTGCCCTGCGGCTCGTAGTACATCTGCTGCGCCAGGCTCGACATCGCCCAGGGCGGCAGGCCTTGCGTCGGGTCGGCGGGCGGACCTGGGCCTGGGCCGGTCGGCAGGCCCTGGTCGTCATAGCCGTAGGCGTCGCTCATGCGGCCACCGCCTCTCCGCTGCGGTCGGCGGCATCGGCCGCCATATTCTTGATGGCGGCGATCTCCGCCGGCGCCAGCGTCTTGCCAAACGGGTTGGTGTCGGGCGCGTAGAAATCGGAGAGGCCGTAGGGCGAGATGTCGCCGAGCACTTTCGAGCAGCGGTGGTGACCCTGGTAGAATTTGCAGATGCCGCAATGGTTGACCGGGTCACCGCGGCGGTAGTTGGCCTCTTTCTGGGTGTCTTTCATCATCGCAGACCTCCGCCGCCAGGCGGCGTGTTGTTGATCTTGAACTGCTCGGCCGCGGCGCGCTCGGCGTTCTGCTGGGCGCGCTGCTGGTGCGCCTCGATCTGCAAATCGGCCTTCTCGCGCTGGATCGCCATGTCCTGCTGCTTGCCGACCATGTCGGCCTGGTGCGCCTGCGCGCTCTCCTGCATCTTCTGGCCCTGCACCTGGACCTTGGCGGCGTCGGAGGCCTGGTCGGTCTGCTGCTCGCCGCTCGCGATCATGCGCTGGTTGGCGAGTTCTTGCTGCTTGTGGGCGTCGGCCTGGGCCATCTTGTCGCGCTGCAATTGCAGGTTGGCGGCGTCGCTCTCGCGCTGCTGCTGCAATTTCATCTGCTCGATCTGGATCGCGGTCTTGTTCTGGGCGGTGGTGGGGTCGTCGCCCTGCGGCTGGTCGGCCTTCTGCTTCATCTGCTCGACCAGGTCGTCGATCGCGCCTTCCAGCGAGCGGCCGGCGCGGTACGGCGCGGTGGCGAACTTCAGGATCTCGCCGCAGAACGTCGCGGTCTTCGGCTCGGCCTGCATCATCTGCGCGAGCTGAGGCAGCAGCTGCGCCAGCACGCCGACGAATTCGGCGCGGCCCTGCTTCTCGGCCTGCTCGTCCGGCACGATGGTCGAGTCGGTCTCGATGTCGAGCACGAAGGCCTTGGCGCGGCGGTCTTTCAGGAAACGCAGCACCTGCTCGATGGTCGGCTGCGCCTGCAATTGCGCGATGGCGGCGGCGCCCTGCTGCAGCTGACCCTGGATCTGCTGCATCATCTGTTGCATCGGGTCCGGCGGTGGTGGTGAGCCTGGCGGCGACGGAGGCGCACCGCCAGGCGGCTGTCCCGGTGCCTGTCCTTGACCGGGTGGGAGGGCGCCTGGCGGCGGCGGCTGCTGCTGCATCTGCTGCAGCCGCATCTGCATCTGCTGCATTTGCTGGCCGATCGCGCTGATCTGCTGCTGCACCTGGGCGGTGGTCGGCAAATTGGTCTGCGACATCTCGATCATGGTCACGGCATCGAATTTTTCGGTGATGATCTCGGTGATGATCTCGACCAAATCGCGCGCGATCCGCACCAGCTCCTGCTGCTTGTCGCGGACCCGCACCGAGCCGTACTGCGTCTTCAGCTGCTGGGCGCCGAGCGTTTCCTCCGGCGAGGTCGCGCCGCGCATGATGTCGCTCAATCCCATGATCTGGTAGATGTCGTCGATGACTTGTTTTCGGAGAGCAACAAGCCCCGTGATGGTCTGCGCGATCACGTCGATCGGCAGCCAGATGATGACGTCCTTGCTGCCGCCGAACGCGGCCCAGTTCGAGATCGGCACCAGCACGCGGCCGGGCGTCTTCAAATTGATCGCGGCCTGGATCGCCTCGGCCATCTCGGAGCCGCCGGCCGGGTAGAAGCCCTTAGCCTCGATCGCGTCCGACAGCGCGTGGATCTTGCCGGTCAGAAGGTTGATTTCCTCGAGCTGGTCCTTGTATTGCAGCACATCCGGCACGGGCACCAGCGATCCGCGCTGGACGGTGCCGTAAGCAGGCTTGGGACATGGGAAAAATCCTCGCAGATCAAGGTGAGGATCGTCCTCATCGAGAATGTTGGTGCAGCCCTCGGCGACCCACACGACGCGGCGGTCGGACTTTGACCAGATCTCCCAGAATTTGGCGCGCTCGCGGTTGTCGGCGCCGCCGACCTCCTTGGTGTCCTTGTCGACCCGGTATTCGGCTCTCTGATATTCATCGCCACTGGCCTTCCTGAAGCGCTTGCGGGCCTCGCCGCGGGTCAGATAGGAGGCGCCGGCGACCCAATTCACCTCGCGCCAGTTGCGCGAGATCGAGTGCAGAAAATCCCGGCGGTTCTTGAAGTCGATGCACACCATCTCCGGCTTGTTGCCCTGCGGCGCCTGGTAACGGCACCAGGCGACGCCGCGGTCGGCCAGCGCGAGGTCGTCGCGCACCAGCTTCATCAGCTCGTTGATCTCGGCGAGGTCGAAGGCGACCACGGCGCAGCGCTCCATGGTCTCGGCGGCGGCCTGGTAGACCGGCCTGCGGTCCATGAATTTCGGCACCACCACCGGCACCGGCGCCTGCGCGTAGATCGACGGCTTGATCACCTCCGCGTTGGCCCAGAACATCTGGAATTCCTTGTCGCGGATCTGGTTCGAGAGCCGTTCGAGGTTGGCATATTGCTTGTCGATGTTGTCGCAATGCTCGTTGTAGCGCTCGAACGCATCCTCGCTCTCGGTCAAGAGATTGAGCCACGCCTTGGCCTTCTTCGGCTCCAGCGCCGGGTTGAATTCCTGATCGTCGGTGCGGAGGTCTTCCTCGACCGGGGTGAGATCGTCAGCCATGGCTCGCCACCATCATCCAGTCGCGCGGTGTTGCCTTGCCTGTGAACGGGACCAGCATCCCCGAGAGGTCGCCCTCGCGCTCTGCGATGGTCGGCTGCATGGCCATCCAGGCCTCGATCGGCGAGCGCCGGCAGCGCACACCGCTATCCACGAGACTGGCGGCGCGGGCCTTGGTGACGCCGAGCCGGCGGCCGATCTCGGCGAACGTCATGCCGGCCTCGCGCATCGCGGTCGCCGTCTTGCATCGCTCAAAGCGCTGCTGGCGCGCGGCGAGCCTGGGATCTCCGGTCAGCGCGGCCCAGTCGATATTCGAGCGGCGCTGCTTTGCGTTCGGCTCGGCATTGGCCCTGCGCTCGGCGGCGCGTTCGGCCATGGCGGCGAGCCTGCGGTCGTACTCGGCCGCGGCTTCCGCCCGGCGCGCCTCGCGCGCGGCGGTGAGCGCCGTCTGCTGTGCGCGCCAAACCTCGGCGTCCCGCCATTCGCGAACGCGCCGCCGTTCGGCAATCCCCCCCATCTCGTCAAGGCTGGTGGTGTTGAACCACTGCCACCACAGTGCGTCGTAATCTTTCACAGGATGATGCCTCCTCGGCGCGGTTCGGGCGGCGGCGGAATGATCAGGCCCTCGCGCCGCGGCTCTCTCGCCACCAGGCGCGGCCCGCGCTGTCGTGCCAGCGCGAGGTAGCGGAAGGCGTCGGCCGGGTGCGAGGTCCAGTTGTGAATGGCGGTGGCGCGGAAGGCTTTTTTCTCGTCGTCCCACTCGCGCGCATATTGTTCGAGCGCGGCGAGCCCGCCCTCGCACCTCGTGTGAAACACGCAGAGCGGCAGAATTCGCCGCACCGCGTTGATGCCGTCAGCGATGGTCGCGAGCGGCACCAGCTCGGGATGCAGCCCCTCGGCTTGCATGGTCTCGATGCGGGTCTTGCCCGAGCCCCATTCCTTGATCTTGGCGTCGTGCGGCACGTAATCGGTGCCGTCAGCCCAGCCGTGCTCGGCGGCGCGTCCGCGGATCACGCCGGCGTAGTGCTCGACGCCGACGCCTGAGGCGGCGTAGTGGTCGAGGATGAACACCTGGCCGCCGACGTTCTGCCACCACCAGATCGCGGTGTCGTCGCGCACGCCGATGTCCCAGGCGCGGTGCACGCGCTGGCCGGCGACCGGCTCGATCTCGGCGACGCGCTCCTCGTTGCGCACATTGGCCATTTCCAGGGCGTAGTAGGCGCCCAGGATCGCGGCGTTCCAGGAGCAGAGATATTCCTGCTCGTACTGGGCGCGGCCGACGTCCTCACCGTACAGCGCGGCATATTCGAGCCGCGCCTGCTCCTGCTCGACCAGCGACAGCGCGCCGGTGTCGCGCACGGTCTGCAGCTGACAGAACCAGTCGTCCGACGTCCTGGCGTGATCGAACATCGCCTTGGCGTGGTTGTGGCCGCGCGGCGTGGTGATGAAGGCGGCCCAGCCCGCATTCTCCTGCAGCATCGGCCGGTGGTAGGCCCAGGCTGTCGGGTTCGCGAGCGCCCACTCCGAATAGGTGATGCCGACCGGGCCGCCGCCGACCGTGGCGTCGTAGCGATCGGAGCCGATCACCTGCCAGGTCGATCCGTTGACGAACCGGATGAACATCTCGTTGTCGTTGGTCGAGGCGCGAATGTACGGCGGGAACGCCTCGTCGATGCGGCGCCGCCCGGTGTGGGCGTTGATCGCGGTCCAGATCGCCTTGCGGCCCTGCAAGAATTCGGGAAGGCAGTGCCAGTAATTGCCTGGCCTGGTCAGCGCGGCGCAGGCCGCATGGTGCAGGCAGATCTCGTCCTTGCCGGCGCGGCGGTGCCAGACCGCCATCGCGCGCTTGCCGCCGGCCTGGAGGTGCTGCCACAGCGCCATCTGGTGCGGCCGCGGCAGCCAGCCATTGTGCGGCAGCTTGACTTCCATCACGCCTTGCGCGGTCGGCGCTTCGGCAGGCCGGGAAATTTGACGCCGCGGGTCTTGCGCAGCAGCACCGCGCCGCGGCCCTTGAACTTGCGGATCAGCTGCTGGACCTGCGCCGGCGTCTTGACGTTGCGCGTCGGCATCAGCACCCCCTACAGATCGACGGCGGCGCCGCCGGATAAGGCGGCAATGGTTCGACCGGCGAGGCTTGATCGAAAAGGCCCGGCGACGTGAATACCCGCCGCGCCGAGCAGCACCACGATCACCCAGAGCACGATCAGCACCAGGATCACCACCAGCAGAACGTGGATGATGCGCGCGAACGGCTCGGGCAACGGGATCAGCGGCAGCAGCTGGGTGATCGCCCACCACACCACGCCGAGCAGGATCAGCACGAAGATGATGCCGACCAGGGCGCCGATTGCAGCACTCATGTTTCGCTCCTCCTCAGTCATGAGCGCGCGGCGCCAGCAATTTGCGGACGTCGGCGCAGGGCTCGCGCACGGTGATGAACTTGCTGTCGGTGGTGAGCAGCAGGCAGCCCGCCTGGTCAGCGAGCAGCTGCTTGCCGGTTTCGCCGCGCAGCGCGACCACCGTGTCGGGGTTGACGTAGATCTCGTGGCCCTCGGGCCCGTGCAGCAGGATCAGCACGAGCAGGAAGGTCATGTCAGAACAGGCTGCCCAGGCCGCAGCCCAGGCCGCCCAGCACCTGTTCCTGGTTGGGCGGATTGTGGAAGCGATCGAAGGCCAGCGCCTCGCGCTGCGCCTCCGCCAACTCGACGCGGGCCTGCGCCAGGCGGCTCTCCAGCTGCGCCACGTTCTCCTCGCGAACTCGCAGCCGGTCGTGCGGCGTCCGGTTGCCGCGGTACCAGTCATTTGTCAGCATCGCGTACCTTGTTGCGCCGTTTTTGCCCCATGCATTTGCATGGAAATGATTGCCAACCATCGGAATTCCCCAACCGCCCCCTGGCCTTACAAGGGGGCTTGACAGGACCAAATTCCGATCGCTCTCCTGCGCGCGGCATCTCCCCCGCAGAACCATCCGCACGAGGTCTGGGAGATGTGGGACAATCACTGGTACCGGTACCAGACCGATGTCGAACCCCGACAGACCACCCCGGATCTCCCCCACCCCCGTGGAACTACGGTCCTGCCACCCCTCCTGGGGAGGCGAGAGGAGAAGCCAAGCAATATCAATGGGTTACGAGGTGAGACGAGGCGGGGCGAGACAGGCAGACGAGCGTATAGGTGTCTCAGCCCTGGCTCTGGCCCTGGTCACCGTCGTCGGCAGGCGGAGCAGATTGTCCAACAGTTTCAATGATTTGGCGGATGGTGACCTTGATGTCACCGCCATCCGGCCCGGTATGCGCCTGGTCGGCCTTGCCCCAGCCTCTGTCCAACAGCGTCTGCGCGGCTGCCACGCGAGCGCCTGGTGGCGCTTTCGGCTGACGTGCGATCCCGGCGAGGGTGGCGAGCGCCATCTCGGTGTGTGACCGTGCGGCGGAGCGCAGGTCGGTTATCGGTGTGGCTCTGGGCATTTACCGATCCTCAGTTCCCCGTTGTTTGTTGCGGTGCGGGATGCACCTGGTGAACAGCTCGGAGCGCGATCTCCAATCGCTGGCAATGACCTCTGCCCAGGTCGCAGCCCGGGAGGCAGTCGAGGTTCCAGCATCCGCTGAAGGCGACGTCGGACGGGATCTCGCGGAACAGGTTGCCGGTGGGGCGACGGATCATGGGCGATGCTCCTGGCGCACGACGCGGATCTTCCAGCCGGCCTGGCGACAGTGCGTGCGGACGCCGGCGCGGTCCCAGCCGACCATGTAGGCGACGATCGGGGCGGCCTCGATCACCTGGTCGTCGCGCAGGACGATGGCTGCGGTGAAAGCACCGCTGTGGTGCTTTCCATGGATCTGGGCCAGCAGCTCGATCATCGCGGCTTCAGCTGCTCGATCTCGCGGGCGAGGGTGCCGATGCGGACGCCGATCGCGTCGGCCTGCTGGTCGTGGATTGAGGCCAGGTCGCCCTGGCGCCTGCTCAGCTGGTCGAGATCCAGGCGCAGCTCGCGGACCTGGGAGCGGAGCGGGTCGATGGTCTCAGAGATCAGGGTGCTGATGATTTCGTTGAGGGCGGCGTCGAGCAGGGCCTGAACGTGGGCGATGGTGGCTTCGTCGTGGGCCTTGAGTTCTGCGTCAATGCGGCTGACGGTTTTCATATTGGCCAATGCGGCTGTCCCTTTGTTTCCCGTGAAATCCCGTGGTTGCGGTTTGGGGCGTGGTGTCCCAATATTTGTCGGTCGTCTGGCGATCGTGCCGGCGCTGAGGAGGCCGAGATGGCGACCCTTGTTCTGTTCGTGCTGGGATCGTTCGCGGGCGCATACATAGCCGACATACTGTTCCCGGACCGGCCCCGTGAGCGCTACACCGACCTGAGGCCCCGCCATGGCGAACTCAATCAGCATTATGACCCCCGCCGTTAAGATCCTGGGCGCGCTGGCGCTGCTGCTGGTGATGTCTGGCGCGCCTGGCGAGCTGGCGCCTGGGCGCAGCGAATTCGTGCGCTACGTCGACAGCCTGCACGTCAAGCGGGGCAGCGCGTATGTCCTGCCGTTCGACCGGCGCTACCCGACCACCTCGCGGCGTCCTGGTGGCGTTGTGAAGGCGCCGACGCGGCCGCGGTTCTGGGACTGGCCGATCTGAGCTGTCAACGCGGACGCATCATGAGCCACGGGATCACCGAATGGGAGGCCGCCGAAATCGGCTTGGAGATCTTGCGCGCTTCCGGTGCCGATCTCCCCAGGCGATGCGAGACCGGCAAAAGCCACCCGTATTTGCTGGAATGCTATCGGTGCGGGGCGCGTCACGGCGCGCCCTGTGCCTTGTCGTCGGCCGCCGGCTCGGCATTGAGCGCGGCCAGCACCGCGTCGAGCGTTTCCAGCTCCCGGCCATCCACGAAATAGGACGTCGTGTGCAGCTGCTTCACCTTGGGCGAGCGCGGCGCTCCGGCCTTGATCACCGTCAGCCGCGGATAGGTGTCGCTGCAGTAATGGTTCTGGTAGGCGCCGTGCGCCATGTCGAGGAACAGGGTGCCGCGGAACTTGGCGTTGGCCTTGAGGTCGGCGAGGGTGATCATGGGTCGGCTCCCGGCTCGGCCATGTTCATTTTTGCGCCCGGCTTGGAGGCGCGCCGATCGGGCGGCATGTGGTCGTCGGGGATGCCGTAGCGCTCGTACATCTCGATCAGCCGCTCCACGGTGAGCGGCACTTTGGTGGCGCCGGACGCAATCCGGAACACCGTCGACCGGGCAACGCCGAGCAGCTCGTGGGCGCCGTGCGGCTTGAAGCCGAGCCGCTCGACCCGCGCCAGGAATTCGGACACTTTCATGGCTGTCTCCAGGAAAATCGACCAGATTGAGTCCGACGTCGGACCAGCGTCAATCCGGTTTATTTCCCCATCCCCACAATAAAACACTTGACGCAATAGGAGGCCCGCTGAGTGGCCATCCAATTCTGAGTAGTCCGATATCGGACTTTTGTTTTTAACGCATGGGTGAGTCTCCCTGGCGTTTTTGGCCATTTTAAGGTTGCATATTTCGTGACACAACCGCGTTTCGGTTGTGGCCGCCCCCGTAGTTTTCCCAGGGTGTTTTCCTGTCTCATTGTCCTGGACATCTGGGGCATGATGTCCTACATATGTGTCCAGGCAATCACGCCGCTTCGGAGTTCCTGGCCATGGCCGCCACCAAATATGTCGCCCGTTTCGAAAACCAGATCGTCGGCAAGCGCTCCAGCGAGCGCACCTACACCCACGCCATTGTCTGCCAGGGTCACGGCAAGGGCCCGCACGTCGTGACCTGGTGCGGCCGTCCTGACCTGGCCCATGGCGAGCAGACCAAGTGGAGCCGCTACGGCTACACCGCGACCATCGTGCCGGCGGAGGTCGTCGTGAAGCCCGCCAAGGCCGCCTGACCGTCCCGACATTCACCTCGCGCCCGGCTCCGAAAGGATACCGGGCTCGGGGCCGTAGAAGCCCCAGGAGCACGTCATGACCAAGTCGGCGATCGTCTACATCCGCGTTTCCACCCAGAAGCAGGGCCGCTCGGGCCTCGGCCTGGAGGCGCAGCAGGACGCCGTGGCGCGGTTTTGCGCCGCGGAAGGTTTCGCGATCGCGCAGACCTTCGTCGAGGTCGAGACCGCCAAGGGCGCCGATGCGCTGGAGCGCCGGCCGCAGCTGCGCGCCGCCCTGGCGCTGGCCAAAGCCAACAACTGCCCGGTGATCGTCGCCAAGCTCGACCGGCTGTCCCGCGACGTCGCCTTCATCGCCGGCCTGATGGCAAGCCGCGTGCCCTTCATCGTCTGCGACCTCGGCGCCAATGCCGACCCGTTCATGCTGCACATCTACGCTGCGCTCGCCGAGCAGGAGCGCCGCATGATCTCGACCCGCACCAAGGTGGCGCTTGCCGCGGCCCGTGGGCGCGGCGTCAAGCTGGGCTCACCGACCACCCCGGCGATGCTGCAGAACCGCGCGCTGGCCTTCGCTGAGACGCTGCGCCCGGTCGTGGAGCCGCTGCTCGGCCTGTCGTTCCGCCAGATTGCGGCCGCGCTGAACGAGGCCGGCCACACCACCGCGGAGGGCCATGCCTGGCAGTACAAGACCGCGCAGCGCCTGGTGCAGCGTCTCCAGGGCAAGCCAATCGCATGACCCGCAACGAATTCAACGATGCGCTGCGCGTGCTCGGGTTCGCCGAGCGCGCCAACTCGCGCGGCCAGTCCGAGTTCGCACGCCAGCTCGGGCTCGATTTGCGCACCGTCAAGCGCTGGGCCGCCGGCGCGTGGCCGGTGCCGATCCCGGTGGCGATGCTGCTCAATCTGATGCTGTCGACCGGCGCCAGCCGCGCCGACCTGAAGGCCTGACACAAACCGGCAGTGTGCGTCGACAGCGGCCGATCGACGGATCGTCGAGGGTGAGAGCCAGCGATGATCGGGGAGCCGGGCAGGCAAGGGGGGCGAGCCATGCTTCGCCACACTACCGGTTTGCACGCGCAAAATGGTCTCACCGGTTTCTCTTGTCCAGAGCGAAAAAAGGCGGGAGGCATTTGCGCCCTCCCGCCGATGAACCGGTGATTGACGGCCCGGCCACAGTTTACGACAGGCGTTGACCTGGCGGCGGCGGCAGCAGCCCGATCATGCGGCCCTGCGCATTGTTCATGTCGAACCATTGCAGCGGGCCGAGTTCGGTGGATTTGTCGTGCCGGATAATTCTGCGGTGCCCGAACAATGCCGGTTCGCGCACATCCTCGGCCGTGATCACCAGCACCTCCATGCGATCGGGATGGTCGGCGACCTTGCCGACGATCGCGTCAGCCTCCGGCTTGGTCATGCCGCGCACGGTCCAGGCCTCGTTCAGGAAGGCGACGCGGGTGGCGCCGATATGCGCCAGCAGCTCCCGTACCAGGTCGACCGCGACGTCGCGGTCCTCGGCCGGCGGCTCGCCGATCAGGAGGTCGCGGCCATGGCGATCGACCGCGTGGTACATCGCCGGCATCTCGCCCAGGGCGTCGAAGATCCGGGCGGCGCCTTCGGCGGCGCGCTCCGCGAATTGCTTCAGGGTCTCGGACATCGCCACCTCCTTGCTCAGTCCAGGTTGGTCTTGACCATGGCGATCACCACCACAGCGACCGTGCTGCCGATCATCATCCCCAGGAATAGACCGAGCAGGAACGACATGCATCATTGCTTTCGCATGCTCTCGAACGGCTCCAGCAGCGCGCCTGGCGCGAGCAATCTGACGTCGTGGGGTTTCGCGCACACCTGGCAGACGATCCTGACGTTCTTCACCTCCATCAGGACGCGCTGGCCTGACGGATAGATCCCGACGTCGTGACCACATTCGGCGCATTTGCCGGTGATCTGCTTCGGGTGCATCTTGATCATGTCGGCGAGGCGCATCACCAGCAATTCGTTCATGGCACCAGATCCTTCATGCTGCATTCGAGCGCTGCCGCGATCCGACTCAGCGTCTTGAGCGGGATGTCGGTGCGCCCGGCTTCCATATTGGCGATCTGCGCTCGCGAGATCCCGGCCTTCTCGCCGAGATCCTGCTGCGTCATGTTCTTTGCCCGTCGCATCGCATGCACGAGGTCGCCATAGTGCGGCGCGTTCAGCTCGCCTGTGCCGTTGCAGTGCGGGCATCTCATATCACTGCTTCTCCGCAAACCTTGCGCCGCCTTTACCCTCCGCAATGGCGCGGGTGCAGACGTCATTGTGCGCTTGCAGCCGCTCGATGAGCTGCATGGCCTGATTGGGCGTCAGGCCGACGATGACCTGTCCGCAGTCGCCGCCGTCTCGCGTGTTGATCGACAGCAGCACCTCGCCATTGCTGGCGAAAGTGGTCACGCCAATGTTGGCGGGCTCGTCGATCAGGACGATGCCGCCGGGCAGGATCGAGCCGGGTGTGCTCATCGCCATAGCCCCATGCTCTCGTTGACCTCGCCCGCGGCGAATTGCCATTTGCCGTCGCTCGACAGCGGCGGCGCCAGGATGCCGACCGAGCGGCGTTTGTCGTAGCGGATCAGGGTCGGGATGCCCTCGTGGGCCTTTTTCAGGATGTAGCGGGTCAGCGCCTCGTCATCCTTCCAGCCGTCGCCATCGACCCAGATCTGCAGCGCCAGATAGACCTTGCGCTCGCCGCCATCGGGCGTCACCGCGATCTCGTCGGGCAGCATGTCGATGACATAGCCGGCGCGATCGGGCCGCGCGAGCGCGGTGGTGTCGCTGTCGGTCAGCCAGCGGCAGCTCCATTCGGCGCAGGCCTGCGGCCGGTGCGGATAGATCGCGCAGCCCTTGTGATGCTTCTGGTGCCGGCAGCGCTGGCCGGCGGCCTTCTGCAGCTCCTTGACCGGCAGCAGCTTGCAGCACAGCTGGCAGTCACCGCATTGTCGGTTCATTTCCGCATCAGGAGGCGGAAGGCCGCCTGTCCCTCCTCGGAGGCGGCCCAGGCGTCGCTCTCTTCAGTGGTGGCATCGAAATCGCCATGCATCGCCCTGCTGCGCAATGCCAAGATCGCGTCGCTGCGCTCCGGGTGCTTGCGGGACTCGACCGCCAGGTCGTCCACCAGGGTCATGATCGGAGTGTCGAGCGGCGACAGATAATCGTCGTACCAGGCGTGCTCGGCCTTGTCGGCCATGTTGGTGAGGCCGAGTTCACGCAGCGCGGTCGCCAGCTTGTCCTTGGTGTGCATCACAGCTCTCCGTCATCGAGGGAATGATAGCCCCGCTCCGTCAGCCATTGCTTGGACGCCCTGCGCACATCATCGGGCAGCGACACCGCGCTGGTGATGGTCTTGTGCAGGGTCAATTCCGCCGCGGCGCGCGAACGCGGCCGCGGCAGCTTGTGCCGCTTCATGAAGGCGATCAGCGCATCGGGATCACGCTGCAGCAGCATTTCGTTGCGATCTTCAATGTAGCGCTTGACGTGCATCGATCACGGTTTCCGTTTGCGCTCGTGGATTTGTTTGAGCAGCTGCGCCGGCATGTTGCCTTCCTTTCCCCACCACAGCCAGTCGGCCGAGATCCCGAACCGCTCTTGCAGCAGCCATGCCGTCTCGCGCGGGATCGGATAACCGCGCTCGTAGCTGTTCCAGCGTTTGAACGAGATGCCGAGCGCTTCGGCAAACGTCACCTGGCTGTCGTAGCCGAGCGCAACACGCAGGCTCGCCAGGCGATCGATGTAGGCCTCGGCGCCGTCCCACTGCGCGACGCTCATTGCGCCATCTCCACCGCCAGGCCGCGCTTGCGCAGCTCGTCGAGCACACGGTGGACGGCCGTGATCGTCTCACTCGCACCAGGCTGCGCCAGGAATTCGGCGTTCGATATCTTTCTATTCCTGTGCTGCGGGCCGTGCCGCACCATGGTCGTCAGCAACTCAGCAATGATCGTCCAACTGGTGTCAGTGTCGAGGTCGGTGAGCGCGGCGCGCGCCAGCCCGCAGAGCGTGTTGAGACGTTCGAGGTATTCCGCTTCAGTCACGGCTTCGCTCCCTTCTTTTTCGGGCGCGTCTTGCCGTTCGGCTTCGCCTCGAATTTTTCGCGTTCGGCCTGTTGCTTCTCCCGCCACTTCGCGGCCGCCTTCAGCTCGGTGTCGACGTCGATGGTGTTGGTTTTGACGAACTGCTCCTCGTAACCGAGCGCGCTCAGCGTCGCCATGATGGTGGTGTGCTTGGGATCTTTGGTCTCGCCCTCGAACCAGCCGTCATAGGTCGCGACGGCCACGCCCGTCAGCGCGTGCAGCGTCGCGCGTTTCTTTTTCGTGTACAGGCCTTCGTCCTGCAGGATGGTGCGGACCCGGTCGATCACCGGGTTCTTCTGACGCCAATTGTAGGTGCGGTAGGTCATGATGAAGCGGGCCATGGCTTATGCCTCCGCCTGTGCGGCAGCGGGCACGGTGCCGTTCGCGGCCTTGGGGCCGCGGCCCTTCGCGGTGAGTTCGTAGTGTGTGCCGTTGAGCTTCACCAGCCCGTCGCGGCGGGCGCGCTCCAGCACACCGCCCGTTGAGCCCGTCGCGACGCCGGCTTTGCCCAGCACCTCATCGATCTCGCCGCGGCTCGACGGTTGCTGCGTCAGCAGCAGCAGCAATTCGGCGCGTGCGATGCCGCGCGTGACGCGGCCGGCCTTGTACGGTTTCGCCTTCGTCTTGGCTTTCGCCTTCGTGGTCGCGGGCTTCGCTGTCTTGGCCTTCTTGGCCGGCGCCGGCAGCGCCAGCGTCAGACCTGCGGCCGCCATCGCCTTGGCGGTGAATTGATAGACGCCCTTGTCGACGTTGCGCAGCACATGCAACTTCTTCAGGTAATGCACGGCGCCGTAGGACCGCGACTTGCCGCCGCCAATCACCGCGCTGATTTCCTCCAGGCTGAGCGGGCCGCCTTTGCGCTCCTTGAACAGCTCCAGGATCGCCTCCCTGGCGCCGTTGCCGGTGCCACCGGCGGCGCGCGGAGCAGCGGCCGGGCCTGGGCCTTCGCCGATCTCCAGTTTCATCTTGATGATGCCCGGCATCTTGCTGAGCGCGATCATCACCGGGCCAACGGCCTCGGCTTCGACTTCCAATCGAATTGGTAAGGTTGCCATGTCTTCCCCTCTTTTGAATGCGCCCCGTCTCACGCGGGGCGGCGCTGCAGAACACCTTCCGTGATTTACATTGGCCGGCGCCGGCGCCCGGCGGCCGCGTCGGAGTTTGCCTTCAGCCGATCAGCGAGCTGCGCGCGCAGCCGTTGCACCTGGTTCAGGCAGCGCTCCAGCATCGCGATGTAATCGTCGACCAGCTCGGTCGTGAAGAAGCTGTCAATATGATCGAGATCGACCTTGAATTCCCTGCCGACGCGCTTGAAGCGGCCGGTCCTCTCCAGCGCCGTGAGATGCCTTCTGACGGTGGTCGGCGGGATGCCGCTGCGTCGCGCGATGTCGGCGACGCGCGCCGATTTGCCTCGCGCCGTTGCCAGCGTGGTGTAGAACGACACGAACATGGGTTCGAGCGCGGCGCCAAACAGCACCTCTTCCTCGACACCGTCCTCGTTGATCGCGCTGGTGTAGGCGAGCCGATAGATCGTCGCGACCATGTCGGTGATCAGCGTGTTGATCTGGATGGCCACATCGGCCGGTCGCGGCTGTGTTGATTTCTTGAGCAGCCCAGGTTTTGTTTGCAGCACTTGTTTCGCTTCTTCGCGTTGTCGTGATTTTTCTTATTTTTCTCCGGTTGTTTACAAATGTGGAAAATGTCCGAAAATTGACAGTGCAACCAAGTTGGCGATTATCGGAAACCTGACTTCACCAAGTTGGAGATTGTGGACATTTCTCCATGCGGAGTTGCACGGACGCGCGCCATGCAATGTCGGTGCAGCGCTTCAACGATGTTCGCGGTTGAACCTTCGCCTTTTGGCACAAACTGCATATGCCATGCGGATGTCCCCTCTGCTGGCGGTCGCGTGACGGCGCCGCTCTCACCGCGCCGTAACCCGTCAGCAGATGCCTTTCTTTCCCGGTTGTAAATCTGTCCCATAGGACGGCTTGCGTGTTCGCTCATCTCAGTGCAGCACCTCGATCGTTGAGCCACGCAGCGAGTCGTTTTGCGCCTTCGTCCCGGCGCCGGTAGAACGTCGCGCGCGAGCAGCCCAGCCGCGCCAGCACCTTGCGCAGCGAGGCGCCGGTGGCCATGGCGCGGGCCCAGCCCTCCACGGCGCGGCGCTCACCGATCGCGTCATCGAGCACGCGCAGCCAGGACATCGCCTCTTCCATCCGGGTGACCTCGTAGGGATGCGCGCCGCGCGCCCTGGCCCAGTCGGCCCACACCGCCTCGCGGGCCTCATCGCCCCAGCCGGCGAGGTCGGCGAATTCGTGGGTGATCGCCGGCCAGGACGAGCCCCGTGGCGCGCTCTGGCGCCTGGGGGCGGGCAGTCGGCCCTCGATCTCGTAGGCCTCCAGGAGGCGCCCCAGAACGTCTGCAGGGGCCCACACCGCGGGCGGCGGTGTCCTGGCGTCGCGATCGAGCGCCGGCATCACAGCAGCCGCTCTTTCGCGGCCAGGCCGCGCATCAGCTCGCCGATGGTCCGCATCATGTCGAGTTCGGCGTTGGCCTGCTGCTGCGACATTTTGCCCGCCGCAATCTGCTTCGGGTAGACGTAGCGGCGCTTGTTCAGTTCGCGCTCGGCGCATTGCGCCAAATCGGTGTAGGAAAATTTCGACATCTCGTCAGGAAGCCGCGACATCACAGCACCATGCGCAGGTCGAGCGCCTGGGCGCCTTCACTGCGCGGCCCCTTGGTGGCTTTCAGCTCGCGCTCGAATTCCGCGATCCGGCCCGGCTCGGTGGTCTGCGGCTGCATCAGGCAGATCACCGCCATCACCGGCGTGCCGGAGATGGTCTCGCCCTCCCACACCCGCGCCGGCACGTTGTTGATGTGAACGATCTTGCTGGTCGCCTCGATCGTGATTTTCATGGGGTCGGCTCCCGTTTGAATGCCTCGTCGAGATCATCAGCCGCGTTGTTGCAGGCTTCGCACCACAGCCGCAGGCCATCCGGCTCGGTGTCGATCCGGGTGTGCTGGTAGCTGTTGCAGCGCTTGCACAGCAGCCGGAATTTATACGGCGGTGTGGGTTGACCCTTCGGCATCAGCGGCGCTCCCATTTTGTCGGCGGCAACGCCTCCCGGCATTCGACGCAGGCGTGGCGAAATTTTCCGTCCTTCCATTGACTGCGCCAGCGACGATCGTGGTGCAGCTCCTCCATCCAATCGTCCCAGCAGTTCGCCGGCGCCAGGGTCACGGTGCCGTCGCAGAAATCGCAGTGCACGATGAGGCCCTGGACGGTCATATCAGGCCTCATCTTGAGGCAGGGACGACATCGGCAGCAGCATCGCGTGCGGGACGAGGAAGCAGGGCTCGCGCCCTTTTTTCACCTCACCCCACAGCTCGGACTTCTTGCCGTCGCGGGCGTAGATCCAGCCGACCAGCGCCACATGCGGCAGGCGCACGAAGGCTTTGACGAACGGCTGATCGTCGGCGTCGGGCTTGTGCAGGATCAGACCAGCATTCGGGCCGTCGTAGCCGCTGGCGCGGACCTGGTGAAACGTCCCGACGTCGGCCGCAGCGCGGTTGCCATATGCGCCATTCCAGTAGCACTTCAGAAACCGCGCCAGCGAGATCTCGCCGCAGGCGCCGTTGATGTTCTCGTCGAAGCCGGGGCCTTCCGGGCGTCCATATCGGCCCGGTGTCTGATCGCGGATCGCAGCGAGCGACCGCTGCAAGCCGACGAGCGAGGCGATGTGGATTTCTGATGGTGTGAGCCGGCACCACACCCAATTGGCCTTCGGATCATCCGCGGTCATGATGGCGCCTCTTGCCAGGTGACGCGCGTGCACCGCGCGCCGGAATGTGTCGGATACGCGATGTCGAACACCGCGATCAGCTCGCCGCGCTCGGCCTCCAAGCGCTGCCGCTCGGCCTCGATGTCCGCCGGCGTCGCGACGAACAGAAACAGCGACGCATAGTCGAGCACGTTGGCGTTGACCGGGTGCGTCGCTGTCATGATCAGGCCGCCTTGCCGATCGGCAGATCCGGCTGGTCCTTGTCGGCCTTCGCCGGCGCCTGCTCGCCGACAAATTGCGAGGCGTCCGCCAGCACCAGGACGGCGCCGCGGCTGCCGTGTTCGGCCAGCGCGATCATGTTCTCGACCAGGGGCGTGATCGCGAGTTCGAGCTTCAGGTCGCCGCCCTTCACGGTCCATTTCGCGATCTTGGCGTGGACGTGCGGCGCGCCGGCCTGCGCGATCAGCGCCACCACCTGGCGCACGCAGTGCTCGGCGCAGCTCTGGATGGCGTCGATCGTCATCTGCTGCTCGTCCTCGGCCAGCATCGCCCATGGCACGCGGATGCCGCGCACATGGGTCAGCAGGGCGTCCCTGATGTCGCCGGACAGCGTGTCGGTCTGGGCGGCGTCGATGATGGTCGCGGCGTCGATCTTGAGCGCGTCGGTCATGCTGGCTTCTCCTCGGGGGTGATCATCGGAGCCAGCCCTTCTGCCGCATCGTGTCGTGCAGCGCGTCGCTGGCGATGTCGGTGGATTTTTGCACGGCTTCCCTTGCCTTGTCGGCGAGACCCTTTGCCGGCCCAGGCGGCGGTGGCTGCGGAGCCGGCGGAGCCGGCGGCATCGAGCCATCTGAAATCTCAGGGGTTTCGGGTCGCGCGCGCGCAGCCTCAGAAACAGGTCTATCTATATCTTCTTCTGGTAGCTTGACGGTTGCTGCCGTTTTGCTGCCGTTTTGCTGACCGTTTTGCTGCACGATTGCTGCACGTTTGCTTGACGGTTGCTTACCGCCCCACCGAGCAATTGCTGATGCGGTCCCCCCGATCGAACCAGCCAGGCGCCGGCGCTCGCTGACCTGGTCGGCGGCCACCAGGTCGCGCTCGATCCGATCGTGCCGCCAGCCGGGCCCGAAAAATGGCGCGATCACTGACCGGATCTTGCGCCAGGTGGCGAGCGGCATCCGGGTGATGGTGGCGAGTTCGCGGTCGTCGTCCGGCAAGCCGCCGTGGGTCCAATAGTGCAGGATCAGCAGGAAGTAGGCGCCGTGCTGCGCGGTGGTGAGGTGCTGGGTGTCGCCCAGGTAATCGCGCGGCCAGAACGGCATCCAGGGGCGCTTCATTGCGCGCTCACACGGTTTGGTAATAGGTTTGCCAGCAGCATGACTTCCTTCCGGGCGTTTGTTATTGGACCTGCAAAACCGACCTGCAAAAATCTGCGAACTGCACGCAAGCAGTTGAAATTGTTGAGATGTTGAGCTGAAATGAAGATCCGACGGTCAAGACGTCGGCGCATTTTCAGCCCTCATCACGCCTCCTCACCAATCCTCCCAAATCGTCAAAATCTGTTGCATCTCAGGGGCTTATTGTCCGCTGGGCTCATCACCGGTTGACACCGCTCATCAGCACGCAGCACCTCATTTCGGATTTTCGGGGCTATTCGCCCTGCAAAATCAGGTCTACAGGATCAGTTGTAAGATCCTCATTTGCTCACTGCCTCCATTCCTGATTTTGCCAAAAAGGGACGACCCGCCCCATGACCAAACGCCGCCTCACCGACGCCGATATTTTTGCCCTTCCCGATGGCGCCCACGGCTTCAACGGCCCGCAGCTCGACGTCCGCGGCGACGACCGCCGCTGGAGCTGCAAGGTGTATCTGCACAAGGTTCGGTTTACAGTGCAGCTCGGCACCGCGGCCGAGCTGCCGACCGCGGCGCTCGCCACCAAGGCGATGATCAGGGCCCGCAAGATGGCCAAGGACGGCATCGATCCCCGCGAGACCGTGCGCCTGGAGCGCGGAACCGTGCCGACCTTCGGCGTCCAGGCCGAAGCCTTCATGGCCGACTACGTGCCGACCCTGAAGAACGTCAAGCAGCGCGCCAAATGGTTCTCCTCGGTGCGCAACCACTGCAAGCCGATCTGGAGCATCAAGGTCGACGCGCTCACCACCTCGCACATGCTGCTGGTGCTGAAGCCGATCTGGACCAAGATCCCGACCATGGCCGCGGAGGTCCGCTCCCGCATGGAGATGATCATCGACGACGCCACCTTCCGCGAGCACCGCAAGGGCGAGAACCCGGCGCGCTGGACCCTGCAGATGCAGCGCTCGCTCGGCGGCAGGCCGCCCAGGTCCGGCAAGACCCGCGGCTCGCAGCGCGCCGTCCATGTCGACCAGGTTGGAAGCCTGATGGCCGATCTCGCCGCCCGCAACACCCAGACCGCGCGCGCCATCTACGTGCTCACCCTGACGTGCCTGCGCGGCGTCGAAGAATTCTTGCCGATGCACACCAGGGAGCTGCAGCTCGACGGCGCGCAGGCCTACTGGACGGTCCCCTATGGGCGCCTCAAGGTTGACCCGCATGGCCACGATTTCCGCGTGCCGCTGCCGGCCCAGGCGGTGCGGATGCTGCGGGTGCAGCTCGACTACCTCGAAAGCATCACCGGCCAGGTGCCCTACCAGGGCTACCTCTGGCCCGCCATCAACAGCGGCGAGCGCGAGCTGATGGGCTCCGGCACCATGCTGGCCTACTTGCAAAACACCCTGAACCTGCCGGCGACCGTTCACGGCCAGCGCGCGGTCTTCAAGACCTGGGCACGCGGGCAATTTCTTGAGGGCACGGAGGCGACCCCGAAATATCACCACGACGCGATCGAGTACTGCCTGGCGCACACCACGCCGGGCGGCCGTGCGTCGAGCGAAGACCCGTATTCCCGCGACGAGATGATGCTGAAGGCGCGCGCCGTCATCCTGCGCGACTGGGCCGATTTTTGCGCGCCGGTCGCAGTCCGCGGCGGCTTGCGCGCCGTGGCGTAACGCCATCGCGGCCGCGCGCCTCACTGCGTGCGGCCGTCCTCGGCGGCCAGCAGGCTCGCAAACCGCTCGATCTCGCTCTGCGGCACCAGCACCCGGGTGCCGTATTTTTTTGCCTTGAGGTCACCGCGCTTGATGGCGCGATCGATCGTCGCGATCGAGAGGCCGAGCGCATGCGCGGCGTCCCGGCGATTGGCCAGCTGCGGCTGGGTCATGATGGTCGATCCCTTGTTCATCTCGCTCTCACTCAAGATTTCACGATCGTTTCAGGCGTCTCCCACCGCGGCCTCCGCCGCCGGCGCCTTGGCACCGCCGAGCTTGAGCACCACCGTCATGGCGCCGCCCTGGTCGACCTGGAGATCGCCGAGCTTGAAGCCGACGCGCTCGGCGACGCGCATCACCGCGGCCAGGCCTTCGTAGCGGCCGCCCTTGTGGCGCGTGACCTTGTCGCGCGAGCCGGTGGGACGGCCGCGGCTGCGTGCGGTCGCGATCTGGGTTGCCTCGTTCATTGGCGTTGCTCCTCGTCACTCTCGGAATATTCGCCGTCGTTCTCGATCACCTCGCCATCGCCACCGCCGTCGTCGTCGAGTTCTTCCTCGGCCGGCTTGCGGGTCGAGAGCCGATCGAGCGCCTCGGTCATGGTGGCGATGCGGGCGGCGTCGTCGTCGACCGGCCTGGCCTGGACGGCCGGCGCCGGCTCGTTCTCGGTCTCGCGCGCGAACATGCTCTCGATGTCAGTCGACATCGGCAGCACCTTGGAATGGCGGCGCGCCACCGTCTTTTTGTACATCTCATCGGTCCAGTTTGACCAAGGCCCCCAGTCGGCCTGCGACATCTCGCGGACCTTGTTCAGCTCCTCGATCCACATCCACTCGCGGCTGATGTCGCCGTCGCGCAGCTTCGCGATCGAGTAGGCGGCGATCACCGGGCCGCGGTCGCCGCGCACCGGCTTGTGCAGGATGTGGGCGTCGTCGCCTTCCTGGTAGTCCCACTTGTCGTTCTCGTGGACGACATGCGCGGTCCAGTCGGAGATCTCGCCGGAGTTACGAACCTTCTGCCTGATGCCGGCGATCATCGGCATCCAGCGCGCGTTCTTGGTGCCGCGCTTGCGGTCCTTGTAGACCACGATGGCGCCGAGCCGTCCGTCCGGGATCAGGCCATCAGTCGCCGCCTGCATGCAGGCGTTGAACAGCGAGCGGCGGTCGACGTCGAGCAGCTCGGGGTTGTTCTGGATTGCGGTGATGACGACGCGCACAAACTTGGTCGGCGGGATGTGCGCCGGCAGCACCGCGGCGAATTGCGCCGCCATGTCGTGCAGCTGCTTCCGCACCTCGGGCAGCGCGCTCTGGGCTCGGGCCAAATTGTTCATCGGCTGTCCTTTCGCACGACGCGCAGCTGCCGATAGCTGGTCGGCTTGACCTCGTAGCCCGGCCTGTTCACCGTCTTGAGGCTGATGTAGCCGTCCGCGATGCGGCCGATGGTGGCGTGGCCGAGTTCGTGCATCAGCTGCGCGTTGAATTTTTTCACATCCTCCTCGGCGCGCTTCATGATCTCCTGGGCGCGCTCGCGCTGCTCAAGCAGGGCAGGCAACTCGTTGTCGCCGGTGAGGTCGATCTCGGAGCCGTCGTCTTTCTTGTAGAGCTGGCGGATCACTTCGCCGTCGCGCGCGAAGTCAGGATCGGGCGCGCGACCGGAGATCACCTTCTTCCAGAATTCGATCGCCTCGTGCTTGATGGTCTCGACGATCTCGTGGTGCATCGGCACCGGGATCATGTGCAGATCGATCTCGTGGTCGATCACCAGGGCGGCGATCGCGGCCCAGCTCGCGCCGGTCAGCTCGGCCTCGATCAAGGCCTGGATCACGATCCACACCGGCGGCGTCGCGAGGTCGGCCTCGCCGCGCCAGGCCTGGCGAAACACGCTCGGCGCCACGCTCTTGATCTGAACCACGCCGCGGCCGCGCTCGGGATCGGAGGCGAACAGATCCGGCGTCGCGCCGATGCACACTTCGTGATCAGCGTAGTGCGCGCGCGGAACCATGACAGACAAGTCAGGAAACCGCTCGCGGATCACGTCGACCGCAATTGGTTCCAGGCGGCGGCCGCGCTCCATCGCCGCATTGTCCTCTGGCGCCGGCAGTTTGCCGCTCTTGCGCGCCCACAACCCATAATAGGTCAGATACTCGTGCACACCGACCAGCGCAGCCGCCTCGCTCGCGCCGATCACGCGCTGCCGCAGCGCATGCCACTGCTCGTCGTTTTCAATTGGCGTAATTGTCACGCTCATCGCGAACACCCCTGTGTGTGTTGCGGATTACTGTTGACGGACTTCTGAGTCGGAGAGCAGCGTTCGAATTATCCGGCGGATGTCTTGAACGCGGAAAAAGAAATTACCTGAGTTGGCGAAAGTCGCGCAAGCCAAAAAAATCAGGAACACGTCGGAGTGCATGCGCGAATGACGTCAGGGGCGGGGCGCGACTGACGGGAATGACACAATGAAGTGGATGGCAGAAGAAACCAGCACGATGCAAGACCTGTGGCGGCAAAACCAATCAGCAACTCAAATCGGGAAAGTGCTCGGCCGCACCAGGGATGCGGTCCTCGGCAAACTTGACCGCCTGAAAAAAGCGGGCAAGAGATTTGTCCGCATCAACAACACCAAGCAGCAGGAGGCGCGCGTGGCGAAGCCGCCGCCCAAGCGCATCAGACAGAGACCGCCGACGCCGCCGCCGACGCCGCGGCCGCGCTATCCGCGGCATCCGACCATGCAGTGCCCGTGTCAGCTCGTCGAGCTTGAGGCGCACAATTGCCACTGGCCGATTGGCGACCCGCTCGACAAGCAGCCGAGCGGCGAGCACGCCGACTTCCTCGACCCGACGCGGTTTTATTTCTGCGGCGCAGTGACGCTGCCTGGCGAGAAATATTGCCCGGTGCACACGCGCATGGCCTTCCGGGAGAGCAAAGATGAACAAGCCCGACGAAACGCCCAACGAAACACCAGCCTTGCCCAACCCCTTCTGCGATTTGCCATCAACGAGGCCTTCGCCACCGCCATCGTCCTCGGCGTCGCTTCCCCCGCGCAGTTTGTCCGACGTTACGTCTGCGATCGAAGCGGAGTTGCACGCCTGGACCAGCCGCCGCCCGCTGTTCCTGGAGGATGAATTCATGCGCCGCATCAACAGCGAGGTGCCGCACCGCGGCGGCCAGCTCGGCGAGCTGCTGCGGCGTCGCGTCACCGGCAGCTGATCAGCCTTGCAGCCTGCGCCTGAAGTCGCCGATCTCGATCGGCGGCACGCCTTCGAGCGAGCGGATGCGGTTCTCGTGCTCGAACAGCACCACGTCCTGCACCGGATCATCGACCGGCGGCGGTGCGGGCGGCACGTGAGGATCGGGCACGC